TGGAGCGTTGGCCCGGAGGGTGCATGACCGGGTACATCTGCTGGATCGGTGAGCGGTGGCAAGAGTGGCGGCAGGAGAAGGGGCTCAGCCTTGACTACCAGCCGTCCCGTGCGGATCACGCGGATTTCGACCGATGGTTGGCGAACCGTGACCGCTGAGGATGCGCGAGAGTAATCAGCACCCCCACCGATCCGGCCTGAACCCTTTTCCATCTACAGGCACACACTCGCCCAGTCGATGAACGCCTGGCGGTCGGATTCCAGTAAGTCGCGCCGCTCGAGCAGCCTGAGCACCCACCGTTCAAGATCGTGATTCGTCGCCGGATCCGGGAGACCCTGCACTGGCGGGTAATCTCGGACGGGGGGCGGCGGACAGGGCGTCTCAGGAGCCTGTATCGGCGTCGCGCAGGCCGCTAGCGACAGGATCAGGCACAGGATCAAGGCGCCAGTCTTTGCTCTGTTCATCATCGATCTCCCGCAACCGCTCGCGAATCTGGTCCCATTTCTCGTTCAGCACCCGGTTACGGGCTAGTTCCCGCTCGTTGGCCTCGTTCAGTTCGTGGAGCCGCACGCCGGCGTTGAACACCATCTCGTTGAGTGCGTCGATCTCGAGCCTGGCCGCGCTCAGATCGCGCGTGACGGCCTCGACAGCCGACGCGGCCTCGGATCGGGGGACGTAGTGGAGCTTGAACCAGGCGAAGCCACCGGCGCCAACGAGGGCGCTGACGATCCACGGCAGGACCGACGGGGCCAGGAGCTTCGCCAGAAACCTCACGATCCGCTCCGCACCCCCGGGTTGAACCGGAAACCGGCATTGCCGTTCCAGAACAGCGTGTAGCCCTCCCCCGAGAACGTCTCGCGCCAATACAGGATGTCGCGATTGTGCTCGTGGTGGTTCAGGTATTCCTCGGACGTGTTGTAGCGCCGACCCTGCGGCGTGATGAGGTAGCCGGTACCCTTCTGGTACTGGCCGGCCTGAGAGCGCGGGAGCAGGATCGTCAGGCCCCTGCCCTGAACGTCCGACTTCGGCTTGACCAAGATGTCACCTGGCAGCGTCGGCCGCGACGGCTGAGGTTTCGGGGCGGGCTTTGGGGCTTGCCCTACATCCTTCCTGCGGCGGCTTTTCTTGTAGGCGTAGCCGGCGGCCAACACGGCCACGACGATAGCGACGATTATCCAAGTGTCCATGATTTCCAGTACCTCCAGATGCGTTCAATGTAGGTGGTGGTTTCCGCAGCGTGACGCCCTGTCACGGTTCGCAGACACGGTTGTATTTCACTCCACTCAAGCGCCCCGTTGCACACCGTCTGCGCTCTCAGGATGCTCCCGAATCCCGCATTGTACGACGCCTGGGCGAGTTTCATGCGCTCTGCCTCCGGGCGCCATGTCGTCCACTTGGCTCTCAGGGTGCTCATGTAGTATGCCCCGGCCCTGATGGCGATGTCCGCTTCTCGGGGATGGGCGCGCGCGATTCCCATGCTCGCGATGATTTCCTCCCACGTCGCGGGCATGAACTGGGCAATGCCCTCGGCGCCGGCCGGGCTTCTGGCGTCAGGGTCCAGTAGCGATTCCTGATAGAGTTGGGCCTTGTAAAGTTCGCTACCAAAGAGCTTCGTCGCAACCGGCATGAACTCCTTGGATGCCGAGTGTATGAGCGAATCATAGCGGCTGGCCGGACCCCGGATCTCGATCGATTCACTTACCGTAGACGGCGGCGGCGAGCAGGCAGACGCCAAGAAAGCGAGCAGCAAGATACCAATGTAGTTTGCCCGCCGTCCGCATCTCATCGTAGACGACACTGAACTCGACCCCGGTGAGCCAATCCAGTCCACGGAGGACAACCCATCCAGAGAATACGGCAATGCCGAACTCGATGGTGTCAATGACCAGGCCATAGAGTATCTCACCGAACATCCAGATCACGTGATCCTCCAGATGCCGCCCACGCCGCGCTCGTTGCGCGTGGCGGCGTACAGAACGCCCTTGTCGAGGCAGAGATCCGGGATCTCCGGGTGAGGCGCTGTCCAGATTACCTTGCCGTTGTGCACCAGCACGGCGTTGCCGGACCCGCGCCAGTTGGTCAGGGAACCCGCGAACCAGTCCGACCCGTCTGCAGCGATGCCCATGAACATGGCGTGGCCGCCCTGGCGGTGCTCGACCTCGAGGTTTCTGCCGTCCCACGACATGATCGTCGCCGGCGGGATGCGCTGGCCGTTGTATGGCGAGCAGGCGAGGTAGACCTTGTCGCCGATCGCAGCCTTGAGCGGCCGGATTCCGGGCATCATGTCACGCCAGTTCCAGACGTTGCCATCGGCCGATATCCACCAGCCGCCCATGTTCCGGGAGTAGTCGAATCCGATGATGTAGGCGAAGTCCTCGTATTCAAACCCCTGCCGGGCATGCGTCTTGCCGTCCGAGAGCGTGACGGAGCGGTTGTTCCCGGTGTCGTGCACCATCACCCCGCCCTCGTCAAACCGCGTGCTGACGGCGAACAGCCGGCCCTTCGCCCGGAATGCCGAGATCGTGGTATGCAGGCCGCCAGACCACGCCGTCGACACCGCCCCGCCGCGCAACTGGAATAGCTTGCCGCCAGAGTGCTCGCAGCACAGGAGAAGCCTGTCGCCGTCCGGGACCATCTGGTAGATGGACTCCGTGGCCGGTATGGGCCATGCTGCACCGTCGCGTCGCAGCGTCTGCGGGCGGTTCAGCGCGTAAGTGCCGCCGAACACCTGTCCTTGCCAGACCTCGACAGCGAAGTACCCAGGACGCTCGGACGGAAGGATCTGGGTTGCCCTGCCCTTAATCGAGACGGACTTCTTCCGGCCGCCGCCCTTCTTGCTTTTCTTTTTAAGGATCAGCGCGACCACGACAACAGCCGCTACGATCATCAGGATGCGTTCAAGTTCCACGTCGATCCTCCTCGCGGTAGTTGACCGCGTCACGTGCTGCCCACAGCAGGTAGAACACGACCATCGACACCGCGGCCCACTTGCCGGGATGGTCAGTATAGAGCGCCTGCAGCAGGTCCCGTATCGCAGGCGGGAATGGGATAAGGGTCGCCGAGGGCCCCATCGAGATCAAGGTAAGAATGGCACCGAACACCTTGGTCTTGTTCCCGGCCGGGATGATGCGGTCCATGCCAAGGGCGATCGAGCGGTGCAACCGCCGCAGGGGTCCACGGCGGTCGATCTTGGACTCGAGTCGGCGGATCTCGGCCAGCAGAATCTCGTGTTCTCCGACAGAAACAGGGGTTTCGTCATCTTCCATCAGCGCCTCCGCTCGAGGTTGGGATGAACCTCCGAACCCTGAATATACTCCTGCAACTGCAATGCGCGCACCCTCATCTCGTCCTGCAGGTCGCTCGTGATGATGCGAACCGCGTCCTGGTCGCCGTTCAGGGCCGCTTGCCGGATGCGCTTGGCCGCGTCGGAACGCAGCACGTTCATCTCGTTTCGCATGTTGATGATGTTGCGCGCCCGGGTGATGGTCGGGTCGATCGGGTAGATGTTCACGCCGAAGAACCGCGCCATGGCCTGCGGGACTGTTTCCAGTGGCTCGCCCACGGACAGCTTGCGGGTATCGACCCTGCCGTTGGCCGCGTTCCACAGCTTGTACGGCATGCCGTAGTGGGTCCACACCGTCGGCGCGTTCAACTGGTACAGGTAGTACATCCAGTCTGCCATCTGCCGTGACGGCGGGTAGGCGTCGTTGGTGATCTTCATGCGGGAGAAGGGATCGACCCCGGTCTTGATCGCCGCGACCAGGTCGATCACGGGTCCGCCGAACAGTCCGAGAGTCTGCATGCCTTCGCGCATGTCGCCGCGGCTGAAATCCGAGAGCAGGTCGAACTGCATCTGCCACGGGAGGAAGTAGCCGTAGGACACCGCCTGCCAGCGCCCGTGCTCGTCCCTCGCCGGCAGGATCGCCGTACCCCCGCGCTCGCGCAGCCAGTCCGGGAGCGATTCCTTGAGCTTGTCCACGTCGTCGTCGTCAACGTCGTAGAGCAGGGCGATCGTCTTGGTGATTGCGTAGGGGATGGCGACGTAGGGCAGGAACACCCACGGGCGAAGCAGAGCGGCCTCGGTCACTGCTCCTAAAGCCTTGAAGTAGAAGGTTAAAAATGGAGCCCCTATCGGAGAATTGCGCAGGTACTTCACACTCGGCGGAATCAGCGAGTAATCGAACACCGACTGGTGCCCGGCGATCGCCGCCTCCTCCTCCGTCGCGCCGCGCTTCAGCTCGTCGATGATCTTCGCCGTCTTGAACAGCGACTCCGATAGTCCGTACAGGTCGCCGTGCGCGTTGTAGACGTGCGCGGCCATGATCTTGATAGACGCGAGCACCCCGCCCTTCTCGCGCTCCTTGATCATGTCCGTCTCGATCCGGTGCAACTCGGCGGCGGTGAACGTCGTGTCCTGCACGCCCCACTTCTTCGCGATCTGCCAATAATGACCGTTTTTCGCAATCTCCCGGAGCGCCTGCGTCATTCTGACCGGCACCATGTGGAACGGCACGCCCGAGATGTGCAACAGGACCGCGTTGGAGACGAAGTTCCGAAACTGCGTCGGGTAGTTCATGGCGACCTTCATGCCCTTCCACAGACCGATGTACTTCGTGACGAACCCGCCGGTGCCGAGGATTCTCTCCGCGATGCCTGCCTGCTCGCCCGTCGGCCCGTAGGATCCGCGGATATCGGCCGAGATCTCCTTGCGCACGTACATCCCCCGCAGCGCCCCGTAACGCGCGGTGTCTGGCAGCTTCACCATGTCGTCGAGGCTGATTTCGCCCGCCCCGGTGACCGCCTCGAGGCGCCGCTCCATGGCGCGGGCGAGGTTGTCCATGTCCTCGGCCAGGAGACGAGCCTGCTTCTGGTAGGTCGCGTCGGCCATGCGGTCGGCCTGGTGCCTCAGACGCTTCGCCTCGTTGGCGAGATAGTTGGCAGTGACCGCCCGGCCCTTGGGACGCGCGTTCAGGATATCGGTGTCGTCCGTCGCTCCCGGCGTCCACTCCTTGAGCCGCGGGTTTCCGTCGGCATCGTACTCGCTGACCACGCGCACCATGGACTCGGGGATGACCCAGTCCGATTTCTGCGAGACCGTGTTCAGGAACTCCATCAGGGCGATATCTCGCGTCGGGATCGTCAGCGCCCGCGCGACCAGGTATCCGGGGTTGTGGACCTGGCCGAGGATGATGTTGCGGTACTCCTCCGACAGTTGCTCGTTGCGCTTCTTCGTGTACCCGAGGTCGAGCGTCATGCCCTTGGCGCCGCGTCCGCCCATGAGCTTCTTCCACGCATCCGGTCCGAGGATGTACTTCATGTACACCCGGGGCAGGTAGTCGGCCTTGTTCGCCTCGTAGACGCTGCGGGGCAGAATGCCCATGGCAACAAGATCCTCGCCCACCTGCGTGATGAGCGCCCTCGCCTTCACCGCGGCCGCCCTCGCATCGGCGTCCGGGATGACGCTCGCCGGCGCCCCAGCGGTGAGATACTGCATGATCTCCCGGTGGTACCGCTTCGCCGTCTTGCTGTTCAGCGCCTTGTTCATCTCGCTCGCGATGTTCTCCCATTTCCTGATCGCGCCCTTGGCGAGATATCGCGGCTGCAGGTAACTGACCTGGTCCGGGAGCGTGCCGAGCGCCTGGCCGCGGCGAACGCCGAGACGATCCTCGACCCAGTTCAGGAGCGGCAGGCCGACACTGCGGGCCCAGGCGTTCTCGATCCTTGCGGGGCGCGAGCGGGCGACGTTGTACTTGTTGATCTGGTGGCGCATCGGCGCCGGCGTCTGCGGCGGCACCTGACCAGGGACGGCGGTGAACTGGCCGCGGGCTCTCGGGCGGCGGGTTGTGCGGGCGAACATCGCGATATCTTCATCGAAGTTCGTCAGATCGACGACCTCTGAAACATAGGCGCCCTGACTTCTGGACTGCGCAATTGTTACCACGCCGTCGTGTCCGTCTGCGATGATAGCCTTACTGAGCGCCTTCCCGGTCTTGCCGTCGTATCGCTCACTGAGCGCGCGCTTCCATCGCCCTTCAGAATCCTGTTCGACAACCAAGGGGTTTTCAAGGCGCAACTGCCCGTACTCCATGTTCGGCAGCCTTTGCGTTGGCATCCTGTCGAGCACGGTCACGTACTTCCCGGACGGTTCGAAGCCTCGTTCGTATGGAGATTCAGGCGTTGGCTTTCCGAAAATCCTGGTGGCCGATTCGGTGTTGTGCACGTAAAACGACGTGTACGGCCGGCCGGCCTGCGGGAGCGCCGTCCTCGCAAACTGCGGCACATCATCTACCGGCTCGCCATTGATCGCGACCACGCGCGAGCGGTCGAGGACGTCCTGGTCCCACGTGACGTAATTGCGGGTGCCGTCGCCGGCATCGCGGCTGCCTTGGTCGAGGTACTTGAGGCCGGGGATGCCGAGGTCGCGAAGAAATTCCGATGCTGCCTTTTGCGCATCGCCGCGGCCCATCTGCGTCGACGCATGGTCCTGCCCCGCCCCGCCCAAGGCGTTCGATACCTTCGCGTACCAATCGCCGCCCGTCATGCCCTCCGGCCACGACGCGGCGTTGTATTCGCCACCGTAGGTGGAATCGCGCGAGATGCTCGCTTTGGCAACTGCTGCCCGAACCGCCTCCGGCTGCTCGCTCAGCGGCGCGTCCCAATCGAGGTACTTGGCGAGGTCGGCGTCGGGGATGTCGAGGGTGTAGAGGGTGCCCTTGAGGTTCGCGCGCTCATCCATAAGACGGTCGTACTCACGTGCAGCCGCATCGCCGCGCGGATCACTGAACTTTCGGTAACTCGTTTCGTACCTTTCCATGGTCCGCGCCAACTCCGTAAGCCGCGCGTTGATGCGATCCAATTCAGCGGTTGGCGCTACTGCATAGTTTGCTCCAACTGCATCCGCATCCGCGCTATAAAAACCGTATCCGTAAGCCTGCGCGCCCTCGCCCGTACCTATCTTGTCCAGCCGCGGGCGGCCGTGCGGGAAGCCCGGCTCCGGCGCCCACCGCGTCGGCGTGCCGTGGTATCCGACCATATACGCCGGACCGTCGCTGTAATCTCTCCCTCCGTAGATCGACATCTCCTTACCCGGCATGTGCCGCACCGCGCCCCGTGCGATCTCGGCGAAGTCGGCAACGGTGAACTCCGTCAGCAGGCGCGACGGCACGCCCAGGCGCAGCAGGAACGCCTTGATGCGCGCGATGATCCGCTTGCCGAGGCTCGACTCAGGGGCGAAGTTGACCACGTAGGCGAGAATCTCCTCGTCGTAGTGCTCCGGCTTCGTCGTCTCGGGGATCCTTCTGGCCGCGTCGTAGACCCAGTCGGCGTCGGTCCACTGGTCGCGCGGCAGGTTCATCGATGCCCGCCGTTCCCCGGCGTCTCGCAGCGCCTTCGCCCGTCGGATCATGGCCGCTTTCGTCTCCGCCCCGTAGACCCGGTCGGCACCGTAGTGGATGCCGGCCTCGTGGAGCATGACGCGCACCGCGCCCCGGGCGCTCGTGGTGTCGGTGTCGAGGTTCTCGGCCACGAGTCGGACGGTGTCGGCCTTGTCGTAGTAGCCGAACACGGTACCGAGGCTGCCGCGGGTGAATGCGCCGGGATACTCGCGGTCGATATGGCGAAAGGCGTCCTCGTTGGTGTCGAGGATCACGAGCTGGCCGCTCTCAACCATGCGATCGATGACCTTGCCGAACTTGGCGCGCAGGTCCGATATCAGGGCCTCGCGGGAGGTGTAGCCGATGCCGCGGCGTGGTGCGCGCGCAAAGCGGACATCTCCGCGTGGGTTTCTATACATTCCGCCCTGAAACGTGAAATCCTTGTTGCGCCCCTTGTTCTCGACAAACCCGAAACGCTTGTAGAATCTCACCAGTCTGGCGCGAGACGTCGTGCCGTGAATGTCATCCTTGAGTCCTGGCGACAAATATATCCGTTTGTTGTTTTTATCGGCGTATTCAACGAGTTCCCGCATCGCTGCACTGCCTTTCCCCGACCTGCGCTCCCCCTTTTGCACTTCGATCATGTGAAGCGTGATCGTATCGTTTCGCTCGCTCAAGTCGAAGGCTTTGAGTCCGTGTCGATCTTTTACTTCTTGCGCGAATCGGCGCAGGGGAGTTTCGATAATGGACGCTGATTCCTCCGGCGCCCACCCCCATTCCTGCAACGAGTTGCCTTCGGTGAACAAGTCGCCGGCGCGCACCTTGCGACTGATGATCTTGTAGTTTCCGTCGAGGTTCGCCCTGCCGTGCAATACGGCATAGGAGCGATTCAGTGTGACCCAGTCGCCCGGATTGATCTTCGCCGGAGTTGCTTCCTGTCCGGAGAGCATCTCGATGGCATTCCCGGCTGCCTCGTAGTAGGCCGACGACAACCGCATATCCATGGCTTCGGCCGCGGCAAGTACATCCCTATCTGGGTTGGATGGCATCCTGCCTCTGCGCAAAATCTCCGCCCGTTGACGCTCAAGGCGCGCAATCTTGTCGGCCGGGTTGAGAGAATCCGGTACGGCGCGGTAGACGGTGACCTGTGCGTCTGGCCTGCCGCGCACCCTGCGCATGATCTCAACGACTTTCTGGTCGTTTACTCCCTCGATGAAGCTACCGTACAACCTTGCCCCGTCTGCACTGTAGACGTCATCGGGGTAGATCGCGCTGACGTCGTCAAGGGACGCGCCTTCCTGCCGATCCGGCGCCTGATGCGTTCCTCGATAGTCCTCCAAGTCAGACCGCGCAAAGAACGGCTCCAGCGACGGCGCGAGACTCTGTCCGCTCTCGGCATAGGACTCGTATCCATAGGTATTTGTGGAGTCCGCCCACAAAGCATCGACCGCAGGAACGCCACTTTGCTCAAGGAAGCGCATCATGTTCTGCACCGGGGCGCGGGAATCCTCGAGCGACGCCTCGGTCTTTATGATGGCGGTTCGCGCATTACCAGACGAAATCGCACGGTACAGACGGGCGGCGATACCCGTCTCTCTCAGCCGGTTCATCTCGGCCAGCGGAATCGACACCCAGCCGACGACATTCTGTCGGTTGTCGAGCAGTATGACGCCGTCGCCTTCGTAATTGGACGCGACCGCCTTGGCGCCAGCCGCGCTCGAGATCGTCCATTTTCCGGTTTCTGGATTGACGATCTCGCGCTCGGTCACCGCGGTCGACCGTTCTCCGCCGGTTTCCTGTACCTCGCCAAGAGCCGCCTGGCCCTCGGGAAAGTCCTGTACCGCGCTCATGCGCTCGCCGCCACTGAAATCTCCCATCGACGCGGATTCGAAGTGCGTCCAGCGGCCTTTCGATCCGATGATGAGCATGCCCCGGGATTCGACCCCGGTGCGAGCGAGGTTCTGCGTCAGTTGCCGGGTGACGTTGATGTCGGCCGAGGACGGATCCGCAGACCCGCTCGGATGGTTGTGCGCGAACCAGGCGGATCTTGCGCCATCGACCGAGTGCACCGCGCCGAGAAGGATGCCGACCTCGACGCTCGCCGTATACGATGTTCCGATGCTGTGCCGGATCACCTGCAGCGGTCGGTTGTCCGCGTCCAGCACGAGGGCGACCATGTTCTCCTGCGCCTTGCGTCCGATGGGTGCGATGATGCGCATGGCGTCCTCGGGCGTGTTGACGGTCTCGACGCTGTGCGTGAACCGCCCGACCTCGACGTTCCTGACCCGGCTGAGGATTTGATCCGCCCCGGGCGCCCTCCCGGACGTGGAGAAGATGTCGATCTGGCCGGTGTCGTCCTCGGCGACACTGCCCGGAATCGGGCGTGCGGTGCCGTAGACCGCGCCGCCCGAAACGGGTTCCCTTACCTCGGAGGTATCACCATCCTGGGTTCGTCCACGTCCAGCCGGTTCGCCCGGTCGACGGCCTTGATCACGGCCTGCGGTATCGAAAACTTCCGCTTGGGCCGGGGGTTCTTGCCTTTCTGCGGCGTTTTGTATGGCTTCATCTGCTGATACCTCGCGTCCACCAAACATGTCGGCCGTTTGTCGGCCCACGATCTCGGCCACGGTTTCCTCGCCGATGGCCTTGAAGAATTCCGCCAGCCTCCTTGGCGCCCGCTTGTTTTGATCAAGAATACCGACGATCAGTTCAACCGAGGGGCTGAGTCGGGACATTATATCAAGCTGGGCGAGCGCGTCATGAATTGATTGGTTGGTCTGTTTTGCCTTCTGGATAAACTCTATGGCCTCAACGATCGGACCGACCGTATCAATGATCTCGGTGTTTGCCTCCATTCCGCGTGCGACCACGAACGACGGCGCAGCTGCCTGCATCGCATACAGGATGTTGCGTATATCAGTGTTCGCTTCTTCGGTATGGATTTTCAGCAAGCGATCGTTGTTGTACGCCCTCTGGAACACGGCCGCCGACACGCGGTCTGCCATCTCTTTTCCCCACGCACCATCTGCGGTGCGCAGGTTCGCCGCCTCGTTGGCGCCAATGCGCTCGGCGAAGCGAGACAAGAACGGGCGATTGGATGCGGCCAGAACGTTGCCCGACTCATCTGGAGCGAACATCCGCATGTCGTCTTGAGTCAGGCGGTCGGCGTCGATCTTTGCTTGTTCTGATGGTGACAGGCGTAATCCGGCCGACTGGTTCGCATCCCTGGTCATCTCTATGATGCGACCCATGTCCGCGTCGCCGCGCACCCGAACCAGGACAGGAAACTCCATGGCGTCCACGTCGGCGCGGTCCACACCGTTGCGCTCGGCCCACTGGGCGACAGCCTGCCGATAGGCAGCGCGTTTCTCTGGCGGAGCCAACTGCAACGACATGATCCGCCCATTGCCGGATTCAACAATCAAACCCGTATCGACAATCGGCGCTCCTCGATCTGCCTCCACGGATTCAAGCAGGCGTTCAGGAATCAGGGTGTTTGCAATGTGTCGCACCTGCATCAGGCTGTCGGCGCGCGTTCGTTCTCGAGGCTGTCGATCCGCGGGATAATCTGGATTAATGGTGCCGTCAGGATTATTCGATGGCACAAGGTCGCTCATCTCGACCACGCGATATTCGACGTCGAATTGATCTCGGTCCGTATAGACGGTGTCGCGACGACCAGTGGAGATGGCCGACGCTGTCTCTGGTCGCTGTGCCGCCTCTGCCGTCGGCCGGGCCGCTGGTGCCTCACGGCGCGGGGCTGGCTGCTCAGGAGCGCGCTCCGGGGCCTCGGGGGCGGCTGCCTGTTGTGCTTTCGCTCTCTGTCGAATCTCTGGGCTCAGTGGCAGCGCTTGGTCGCCATTCTTGACCCAGTCCTGAAACTCGTCACGCGACATGGTCGTAATCGCGCCAAGTCCATTCCACCCGCTCGGGTAATTGGCCAGATAGATCGCGCGTGCGTCGGCCTCACTTTCGGCACCGAGAATCACCTTGACCTCGTCGTAGTTCCCGTTTTCATCGACCTGATCGATGAGATAGACCGATCGACTCGGATCCGCACCATCTCTGGTAACGAACACGTCGGCCGGCTCTCCGTCAGCGGCTACCGTGTTCCTGATCCGTCCATAGTGGGCGCGTTCCATCGTCCGCTCCCACTGCTGGGGCGCCTCCGGCCGGGAGCGTCTTATCGAGCCGATCGGATTCTCCACCTTGATGGTCACCCCTTCGACGGCACCCTCAATCGTCCCCTGCTTCCAGTTATTGGCGTCGATCTGCGCCCACGTCGGCTCCGGCAGATCATTCTCGGGAGACGTCGCCGCCTGGTTCGCCTGCGCGTCCACCGAGGGCGGCATCAGGAGGTCCTCGGGGCGCTCCATGTCCATTGGTCGCAACCCTTCCGATCGCTGCTGCTGCAGGATCTCCGCCGCCCGGTCCGGCCCAGCCTTCGCGGCGATGGCGCGGTCCATGAAGTCGATGGCGAGGCCTTGACCAAGCTCAGGATCGACGCCCTCGGCGCGCGTTCCCTGCGCCATGTCGGCGAAGTCCCGCTCCCCGTACCCGAGCGCCTCCATCTGCGCGATCCGGTCTTCGCCGACGATCCGCGCCAGCTGGTCGCGCGATGTTCCACGTGAAACCTCCCGCGTGATCTCGGGGAGGATCTGGTCCGCAGTCGGGGTTGGAGGCAGGGCAGTGCCGCGGGCGAGATCGTCGAGGGCGTCTCCCGGTGCGTCGGGGTTGAACCGGCCGTTCGCCTGCGCATCCAGGGCGTCGCTGAACTGGTCGACGACGTCGTTGACGATGTCCTCGGGAGGGCGGTCCATGGGGCCTTCTGCGGGCGCCGCCGCGGCGCCCGGGGCTGCCCGGGGCGCATCGGCTCCCGTGATCGGCTCGCCATCGACCTTGAATCCGGCGTCCGTGTCGATGGCCTTGTTCTCCTGCCGGGCGATGATGGCGTTCATGGACGTCTGCGCCGTCGACATGCCGAGCGAGGCGACGCCCTCGAGGAAAATCTCGTCCGGCTGCACCCGCCCGCTGGCCGCGTACTCGCCCACGCCCTCGCCGAGAGACTCTCCGCCCGACTCCAGCGTCAGCGCCCCGGCCGTCTGACCTGCCCTCGAGGCGAACCGTGTCCGTCGCAGGTATCGCTCCACGTGCGGCGCAAGCTCCGACTGCAGGCTGCGCAACTGGTCGGTGGCCAGCGTCCCGGCGTCGTCAAGGCTCGCCAGGCCGTACTTCTTCGATATCGCCTTCTGCGCCTGCGCGAGATCGCGACCAGGACGGGTAAACAGTCGTCCGGCGACTTTCAGGGTGATGGCGTCGATCGTCGCGATGATCGCGCCCTTGGTGAGTCCCTGTTGCGTGGCGTCGGCGATGAATTCCTCGCTTCTCAGGTACTCGAGCGCCCTCTCCCGGTTTCCGTCCGGGACTTTCTCGGCCAGGAGCTCAAACAGCTTTGCGCCGGTCTCGACGGCCATGGTGCCGGCCGACATGCCGATGATCGCGCCGCCGGGGACCGGGGTAAGGAATCCCGCGCCAGCGCCGACCGCGGACGGAACGATGTTCGGTATCTGCTCGACGATGGCCAGCGCCGCGCCTTTCGGATTCGTCGCCGTCGACCAGATCATGTCGCCGATGTTGGCGAGGTCTCCCCAGAATCCGGTGTCTGCCATGCGGCTCGATGCCGCATCAAGGTCAGAGTACAGCCGCTGCAGGTCCTCGGGCGTGCCGTGGCTCATGGCCTTGCGCCACTCGTCCACGTAATACTCGGGAGAGACGGCGCCTGACAGGACGCCGACGCCCTGCATGAACGTCAGGGTCTTGTCGAGTCCGGCGGTGAACGCGTCGCCAACGTCGGAGAAAAAGCCGGGCTCCGGTTCAGTTGGCTCATCGATTCGTGGGCGCGGCGTGCGCGCAAACGGCAGAATCTCCTCCCGCGTGGCGAGCACCTCGTCGTCAGCGAAGCCGGAGCCGGGGTCAGGCTCGGTGGAGAACTCGCCGAAGGTCAGCTCGTCGCGGCTGCCCAGGATATCGTCGTCCATCGTTCCTCCGATGGTTGGCTTCCATTCTCGTTCAGGTCCCTAACTGTTCAATCGCTGCTCGGCATAGCGGATCAGTCGTTCGAACTGGCGCTTTTCGGCGCCGGATGCCCGCTCGGCCTGCTGCCTCAGCGTCGCGATGGTGGCGCGTAACTGCGTCGCGTCCATCTCGACGATCTCCTTGACGCCGACGGTCGGGGAGACGGACGACGCGGGAGTATTCTGCGACGCTTGTGCGGATTGCGCAACCGAGGCCAGCGAGCCGGGCCGTGGCGCTGTCGGGGCCGGCGTAGCGGCACCCTGCGCGGCCGTAGGACTCGCCGTCTGCGCTCCGGGCGGCCGCGCACTCGTCGGCGCATCCGTCGCCTCCGCGGTCGGTGCACCACGCCGTTCGCGCAGGATGTTGGCCGCGTCGTTCAGGCTCATCCCCGGCGGCGGTGCCAGCTTGAGCTCGCCCTTGGTGTCGACGCCGATGTCCCAGCCTTCCGACGTCAGGTCTCCGAATCGGTCCTCGAGCTGGCGGTATCGCTGCACGAAGCGCATGGCGGTGTCGTAGTCTCTGGGGTCCGACACGTCGTTGCGCTTGGCCCAGGCGGTGTAGGCGGCGAGCATGTCCGTGTCCGGCTCCTTCGCGACCGTCTGGTTGCCCATCGCGTCAAGGAGCATGACCGGCCGGCCGTTGGCGTCGACCTTGTCGGTCTCAAAGAACGCCCGAAGGTCCGGCGACAGGCCCTTGTATAGGTCGTCCCACGCCTTGCTGCCGGTGCCCTCGAGCTTCAGCTTCTCGCGCGCCATCGCCCGTTCGTCGGCCTGTCGCTGCCGCCGGTCGGCCGCGGACTCGCGCATTTCCCATAGCTCCTTCGTGGACGAGCGATCGAGCGCTGACTCGCCGGAGCGGAACGCGCGGTCTTTCTCGGATTCCGCCGACCTCCACCCGAACTCCCGCGACTGCTCCTCGAGCCGGTACTTCTGCAGCCGCTCGTCGCGCCGCTCGATGCGCAGGGCCTCGAGGTTGCCGGCCGCCGACTCGGAGATCGACTCAGCCGCGCCGCCGATCGCGCCCGCTGCTATTTGCGCCAGGATTCCGGCCATTGGTAGATACCTGCTGAGGTGCCGCCCTTTGGGCGGGCGGTGGAGTGTCGAAGGCGCCAGACTCGACCATCGCCATGAACTGCTGCGCCTGCTCCTCGGTGACCTGGAGTCCGTCCGGGGGATCCTGGATGAACAGTCCGTGGCCCGCGGCCAGAAGCGAGGTCGCCATGTCGGTCTGCTCCTGGGTCTCATCCTTGGCGCCGTAGGCCCCGACTCCGTCGGCGATGTCGTAGTAGACCTCGATGGCGGTCTTGAGTCCGTCGGCGGCGACTTCCGGGTCGATCAGGTGGCCGGCCAGCATCGCGTTTCGGTGGATCTCGCGCATCAAGTCCTCGGCCAGGGTGCCGATCGTCGTCGGCAGGTCATCGGCCGCCGATATCTGCTCCACCGCGCGGGCGAAGTTCGGTTCGGACTCCTCGCCGTAGAAGTAGTCCTCGATGTTCTCCGTGACGATGTTGGCCTGTTGGACCTTGTCCTCGTCGCCCGATGCCGTGATCAGGGGACGCTCGACAGGTCCGGGCTCGCCGCCCCCACCCTCGGGGCGAGGTGCCCCCCCTTGGACGGGAGGCGGCGGGCCGGACGCGGGAACCGGCGCTCGGCCGATCATGTCTTGAAGTGCCATGGCGATCTCCTATGCCTGCTGTTGCCGTTGCCGGCGCTGCTGCATGATCTGCGACAGCACCCCGGAGGCGCCGGCGTTGTAGTCGCTGGCGTACTGCGACGGTGGCTCCGGGGGAGGGATATCGCCCACCCCCTCGAGGATCGTCTGGCGGTTGTCCATCGTCATCTGCCGGTTCTGGTCGAGGTTCTCGCCCAGCGTGCCGTTCTGGTCGACGCCCCAGATCGAGGTCGTGCGCCGCTTCTCGGCCAGTTCCTCCTCGCGCTGCTTCGCCTCGGACCAGGCATTGACCCCGCCCTTGACGGCGTCGGCGCCGGTCTTGATGAGCTGCTGCTTGACCTCGGGCGACTGGTTGCCCCACCAGCCCTTGACCTTGCTCCAGAGCTGGGAGCCTGCGCCCTGGGACGTCGCCCCTGCCGCCATCGACGCATTACCCGCCGTGGTTCCCGCCCCGGCCACGCCCATCGTCTGCGACATGGTTGAGAGCGAACCGCCGGCCGCGGCCGCCTCAGCCCCGACCAGCGGGCCCGTCGTTGACGCACCGGTGCTGAACGCCGCCGGCACCACCGTGCTCGCCGGCGCGCTCGCCCCGCCGGCGGCCGAGGCCGATCCGACGAACTTGCTGGCGAGAGCCTTGAATCCCGTTGACGCCGTGCCGGTAGCCGCGCCTCCTGCGGCACCAGCCGTACCAGCCCCGATTGCGCCGGCACCGGCTGCGCCAGCTGCCCCTGCCCCTGCGGCCGCACCGGTCCCGGCCGCTGCTCCCGTCGCTGCCGCGGTGCCCGCCCCTGCGGCCGCGCCGCTCGCCGCTGCCCCGCCGGCCGCCACGCTGCCAAGGGTCGCCGCACTGGATGTACCGGCCGCCGCCGCACCCCCCGCCGCTGCCCCGCCGGCCGCAGGGGCCGCGGCCAGGGCGGCGCCCCCGGTGAAGTAGACCGCCGCGGCGATGAGGATCACCGGCCAGATCTTCTTGACCAGGTTCACGACGCCCTTGACGACTTTTTTGATTCCGCGGAAAACTGAGCCCATTGGAACCTCCACTTTACCCGTGCTTAAACGACGTGACGCCAATATCGATGCGATTTAACGTCACGTATGGTTGGCACAGAGACGCCGTAGCACCGCGCCAATTCAACTACTGGCCGATGCGTTCTACGTATAAAACGAACGGCCGCCTGCGTGAGACGTGCATTGGGACGCATCTCTCCGCGGACGTCATTTCTACGCCCTTTGTTGATACAATCTCTGACATTATCTCGTTGCGTGCCAACAAATAGATGCGAAGGGTTAACGCATAACCGGTTGTCGCATTTGTGACAGATTACCATCCCCTTTGGAATCGGTCCGTTATGAAGAATCCAAGAAGCACGATTAGACCCTATCTGCTTCCCGGTTTCGTCTGTAATGAGACCATACCCCGCTGACGTCACGGACTTGTTCCAGTTCCAGCATTGATTTTCGCCATCTCTATCGAAGCTCTCGAGAAAACGCTCCATGAAGCTTTTTTGTCGTATTACCTTTGTGACGTCTCCATGCTTCCATTTCCGCAGGTAATGTTTGTTGCACAAGCCGAGCGCCTTCGCTTCATTTAAGCATCCGTCCACGGTGCAACACTTTGTCACACTATCCATCTCAAACCTCCAGGTCGCGCTTCCACAGCGAACCGTAATGTTCAAATCCCATCGTTCGGAACAGTCCCTCGACGCGCTCCGGCTCTCCGAGGCCAGACGTGTATCCGATCGCGACCTTTTTCACGCGCGGGATCGCCTTCGCCCACTTCATGAACCGGGTGATCAGCCATAGTCCATGCGCCTGAGTTCGCCGTTTCTCGTCCACAAGCAAGCACGAAATCGTTGCGAGCCAGTCTCGCGATACCAGTACATCACAGACCATGCCGATACAGACACCGACGACGGTATCGCCTTCGACCGCCACGAAGCAACACATGGTGCTTCGCTCGCGTCGTCCGTGGGCGCGGGTTGCGACCCTGAGGTCAGCCTTGAGTTTGCCCTCGTCAAAGCCAAAGCAAGCGTATTCACTGAGCGGGTGATGCTCGCGAAGCATCTGACATATAGCCGGGAAATCATCGTAAGTCGCCTCACGGATCACGCCCACCGGCTCCAGTTGTTAAGCCACTGCTGCTCGGTCGCCGCGCGCGCGTTGATCGCGTAGGGCGAGCCCGCCGCCGTCGCGTTGATCCGGCTCGACGCCGTCGCCTGCTGGTCGGCGGTGACCCCGCCCATCGTGTTGACCTGCGAGAGGTTCGACAGACGCCACTGCTCGATCGCGAAGGCGAACGACTGCTGCTGCATGTTGAGGTCGGCGGCGATCTGCTTGTCGAGCCGCGCGTTGGCCGCCTCGACCTGGTAGTACCCGAGGGCAATGGACTGCCGGGTCCTCCAGTTGGCGTTCGCCTCCTGGAACTGCAGCGCGCGGGCGCGGTTGGTCGCGTCCACGTTGAACATCTTGGTCTGCAGGTTCGCCTCGGCCGTCGACTGCGCGATGGGTCCGGCCGACTGAACCGCGGCTCTTTCCCCGGCGCCGGCGGCGATCGAGGAATTCGACAGGCCCCTTCGGGAGGCCGCCTCCATCGCACGGGTGCGCGCCTCGTTGATGTACGACGAGTCGGTGCGAAGCATGTTGTACAGCACGCCCCGCGTCGTGTCCGTGGCGACGTCGAGGTCGACCTGCTGCGGCGTGTAGGGTCCCGGGGGCTCGCCGATATCCTTGGTGAAATCCCCGGGCGAGGGCATCTCCCCGCCTCCGCCGCCGCTCGGCGGGGCGAGTACGGCACCGCCGCCCATCGCCGGGGCCATCTGCGGGGCGCTCTGCCCCTGGAACGGCGCTGCACCGGCCGCGCGGTAGTAGAACGGGCCCTCTCCGCCGCGGCCGATATCGGTACCGCCGCGGCCATAGTTCATCGTGGTCCGCGTGCCGGATTGGGCGGATGGATCGTAATACGGGTTGGGATAGTAGTTCCCGCCGATGTTCTGGCCGGGAAGGTTCGGGCTCGCCTGCAGGTATCGGTCCACCGATCCCCGGTCATAGGGGTCGAGCTTCTGCGGGACTCCGCTCATCGCGGCCAGTGATCCGGGTTGTGCCATCGTCTGAGATCCTCCGCTCGGCGCCGCCTGCTGTGCCGGCGACAATTGTACCGCAGGTAGTGCCGTGTAGTTGGCCGCGGGATTCGGCACCTGGAACGTCGAGTTACCGATCCGAAGAAACACGTCCTGTCCGTAGCCGGATCCCGGACGATCGAAGCGCACCGTCGACAGGTAGCCGTTCGACGGACCTTCGTTGCGCCCGACGGAGAGCACCTGCCCGGCCCGGTTGACCAGCGAGAAAGGCGCCGCCGTGTTGGCCAACACCACGAGCCGGCCGTCCTTTTCCGAAAACGGCTTCCACCGGATCGGCTGCGCACCGCCAAGACGCACCACCGAGCCCATGCCGAGACTCGAGCCACCGGGGATGCCTACCCCCGGAACACCCTGTCCACCCATGGACGCGAGTGAGCCGGGACTCACCGATGGATTGCCGAGCGCCGCTTTCTGGTTCGTCGACCACGACGAGTCGGTGATGATGTTCCCGGTCTGCTTCGATACCAGTCGGCCAGAGCCGGACGGGTCCGCCTGGACGCCGAAGTCCTGCCCCTGAGACCCTCCGGACTGGTTGAACAGGTATTGCCGATACCCCGGGGTCACCGGGGCGGACGGATCTCGGCCGAGCTTTCGCTGGTAGTCCTGGAAACTCATCAAGGCCATGGCGTCATTCCTCGGTGTACTTCCACGGCTTCCAACCACTGTCGCGCAACTGTTTCAGACAGGCGACCGCAGCACGCTCCGCCCGCCGCTGCTCCGCATCGTCGGAAAAGTGCGCCTCCATCCTGGTATTGATGTCGCGCACGTCCCCGGCCAGCGCGGTGATCCGGTTGCTGGCATCGCGAATCGCCTTGGCGTTGTCGTCGATCTCGCCCTTGCGCAGGGTCTGCAATCGCTTGATCTCAGCGATGTCCTGCTGAATCGGCTTGTTCACCAGCCTGAGTAAACCCATCAGTCCAGCGATCACAATGGCTATCCCCGCGAGCGCCTTGGTGATCAGTTCCGCGGCGTATTCGAACGAAATCTTGTCGAGCATCGGATCCCCCTCATTGGATGCCTCACTCGCCATGAGCGACAGAAATGGACGTGAGTCTCGCCTTCTGAATGGCGATTTGTTTCTCGCATCCCTCGTGGTTGTTGCCGTGGCCACACCCGAAGGCATGAATCGCCTCGTGCCGGACGATGTGCGGCAACCCCCAATCGATCACGATGACGAAATCGACCTTCTGAATGTGCATCCGGGTGTATCCACCGACGCACGCGACAAGTACGCACCCGACCGAATACCCCGTCGGCAGGCGCGTCCAGAAAACCCCGTCGCACGGCAGGACGGCGGCCCACATGAAATCAATGTCTGCATCCGCATAGCGTTCCGGCAGAGGCATCCACTCAACCTTGACACCAAGATCGCTCATCTGACCTGTGAACGCCTCGTCGAGATGCGGGCTGTCCTTTCCGTGCTTGCACACCAGCATCGTCGGCCAGTGCTTCTTCGGGGCGCTGGTATCGACTTCAACGTTGGGAACGCCCATCGTGACGCAGCCGGAAAGCAGGACGATAGCGCCGACGACGAAAACGCCCTTGACGAACTGCACCATCCAGTAGCGGTTGACGCACCACAGCACAGTAGCGACGAGGGAAACAGCGAGGTATCCTGCGAGCCATTCCATCACGATTCTCCGGTAGAACGGCAGGCCATTATACTGCTACCGCCCGGAGAGAAAACGAACCGGCTCACAGTTCCGGCCACGGCCTGTAACCGCCCCACACCAGCGGAACGCGCGTCCTCGGCGTCTCGCTGCCCGGAATCGGCTGGCCGTCCTCGTCGTACTGCACTTCGTCGTCCAGATAATCAGACAGCGCAGGCCACGGTGAGAGGTACACGTGATCGTCAAACGCATTCATCAGGCCGATCAGCACCCAATCGAGCCCGTACTCCATTAGCATTCCCTGAATTGCCGATACAGGGTCCGTCGGGTGCGGCGAGCGGAGCGATACGAGACACGGCAGACGCCCCTCGTGCGCGTGACAGGCCAGCATCCACTCTCGCGGCCACTGCACCACCAGTTCCCGTAGAACGCCTTGGACGGACTCAGGGAGCGCGTCGACGTCCGTCTCGGACGGCAGGGCGATGATGCCTTGCAGAATCATGGGAGGGCCAACACTTGCGCGTCTGTGGTATATGGATCGACCTTGATGATTCGGAGATTGGAAATCCGACCTAGATTTCTCAACTGATTAAATCTTCGTGCCCACCCTATCGACGCAATCGTTACGGTTGGAATATTGTCAGTATTAGACCATTGATTTTTCAACTCCCCACCAAAAAAAGACCGAACGCCTCTAACGCTTGAGAACAATACTGTTAATTTGACTACCGAACCATCATAGCCAGCGATCGATGCGGCATTATTTACATACGCGCCTCCCACACGTTTCGCTACAACCAATTGCGGAGAGGCATTCACCTGTATATCGAATGTGTTGCTGTCATCCAAGTATCCTTGAAATAGGTACGGTTGGCTTGCCGTGCTTTCCGCAGATACATCCATCGAAACCACAAAATCATTCACCAACCCGCTCGGCCAGCTAACGACCGGCTGAGTCGCACTGATCGCCACCGGAGTCCCCGCTGGCGTCGGGATGAACGACGTGGCAAAGGCGTTCTTCTCGATCTGCTTGGCGGCAGACGATCCGATCGTGTCGAGTGAGCCTGAATCCAGCGTCAGGGTGACGGTGCCCGCAGTGGACAAATTGAACGTGACGGGTGAGCCTTCCGTCGCCTGCCCGAAGCCCGTTCCAACGGCAGTTCCAGCCGCGACAGTGACAGCAGCCGTGCCGATCACCGACAGGGTGTAATTGCCCGTTCCCGCAGAAGTCAGGTCAATGGTCTCGGCACCTCCGGAGAGGTCGTCGTCACCGTCCGCGTAGTTCGTCGCAGCAGGCTGGCACCACACCGCATTCCCGTCGATGATCCCGACTTCGCCGTTGCCGTACTGCTGGTACACACCAGAAGCGTCAGGAAGCCATAAGTCGGTCGTGCGGGCGGTGGTGGGCAGAAACGCCAGCGTCGAACCGTCCGAGCCATAGCGGATGTACTCGGCCAGGATACGAGGCCGGGTCTGCAGCCGTCGGTGCAGCTCCCGCCTTCGGTGCCTCGTGCGGCTCAGTCTCATGCCGATTCGACCCTTACCTGCAACTCGAGGATTTCATCGTCGCCGGCGGCGCTGTTCATCGAGGAACCGGAGTCCATGATGAATACCGCCCACAGGCCGTCCAGTTCTTCGAACGGCACGAGCACCTCGTCGAACCACACCGCCCCGGCCGTCTTGGACACCCACTTGTCCGAAGTCACCGGGATCCGCCCGATCACGGTTTTCCACTCGGCCGCGGTCAGGTCGGCATCACCCGCTGAGACGTCCGGGTCGGCGGAGAGGAACAGGAGGTCGCCGGTCACGGACTGAACAGCGCCGGTGCCCGTTTCCGTGGAGACGAGAGTCACCGAGACGATGTCCCCGCTCATCGGCCCCGGCAGTTCGATCTTGGCCGAGTTGGTGAACTTGCTGACCGCAACGGCGTCGTCCGCTCCGACGAGCGTTGCGGTGGCGGGCTTGATGTAGTGCTTGAAGGCGATCCGGGTACTCATGGCGTGATCCTCGGCCAATGCGGTGAATTCGGCACGTCGTAGCTCGCGGGGTCATCCGATGCCTCGATCTCCGCGACGATGGTGTCCTCGGCGGTTTTCACGGCGCGCATCTGCTTGAGCCGGGAGACAAGCGACTCGACCGCCGCCTCATCTTGCTGGTTCGCGCGGCCCCGGGCGACCTCGTACTGCCGCACCATGACGTCGGCGAGGAAGAAGTCGACCTCGTCGACCGGCACCGGGGACAGCTCGACCCGGCGCCGCTTGCCCTCGGCCCTCGCCTCGGCGATCTTTGCAGGACGGGCTCTCTCGGCGCGCATCTGTGCGATTTCCGAGGCGGAGCGTGGCGCGAGCGTACGCGCATCCAGCACGCGGTAGAACTCCTCGATGTCGCGGTTCCGGCGTCCGTGGACGAGTACGGTCGGGTCGACCTTGAGCGCGGTGTATCCCGGTGGCGGATTCGGTCGGTCCATGGCGTCCACGATCCCGACACCGGCCCTGGGCACCTTGGGGAACGGGCCCGTCGTCAGGTAATAGATCCACATCATCTGACCCTCCGTACCTTGACGGTGACCATGGTTTCATCCTCGGCGGCGTCGCCCATGATGTTTCCACCGTCGCTGCCTGCCCGTCGCGCATAGAACTCCAGGGTCGCCGATGCCGGAGCGTCGATCAGCCAGGCGTAACCAGAAACCGCGGGGCCATTTGACGTCGTTGACGAGGCGGCAGCGTCGATGTGCGGCGTGCCGTTGATGTAGGGGATGAGGTACGCCTGCCTCCCCGGGTTGCTCTGAAACAGCGTTCCCCGGACATCCAGTTGCATTGCAAAGGCGGGCAGGTCCATTCGATGATTCGTCGCCGAGTCCCAGTATCCGCCCTTGTTCTTCTTGACGTTGTAACCGGCATCGAAGATTTTCTCGGTCGTGGTCGCGGCAATGGCGTCGTCCGCGGTCAATCGAAGATCGACCTCGGCCGTGAACCGCTCATCCAGCAGGATACGGGTCGTGCCGTCATAGTAGAACTCGACGAAGTCCCCCTCAAGGTGCCCAGTCCACACCTCGGATGATGCCGAATCCAGCAATCGGCACCGGTACGTGGCGCCAGTGCCGTCGTCGGTCTGGATCACGACACGCACGTTACCGCTCATGTTGGCGAGCGCGAGCTCCTTGATGTCGACGTTTCCGGCAGAGATGTCGACGAGGATCGTGTGTCGAACGGGCGACAGGTTGCCAGCAATGATGGTGTAGACGCTGTCGGTGTCGTCGATTGAAACGGTCGCCGATCCGGCGAGATTATCGATCGCGTGCTTGACCTTCGCCGGCGACCAGCCACGGATTCCCGTTTCGGTCCCGGCAGCCGCCTCGGCGCTGGAGACCTCGACCGGGGCGAGCGACGTCCACACCGCGGCTCCGGCAGACGCATCGAGGCAGATGAACGCGGCCGGCGTCGAGGTGTTGATCCACCTTGAACCCGGGGAGTACCCATCGCCGGAGTCGTCGTCGACCGTCGGGTCGGCCGTGGCGTCGAACTTGTGCAGGGCGTCCGATCCGCCGGCCGCCGCGGCGATGGCGGTCAGCAGGTCGGCGTTGAGGTTCGCGAATGCCGTGACGATAGCGTCGAACTCGAGTCCGGCGTCGTCCTCGCCCTTGGCCGTGACCAGCGCGGTGAGGGTCGTCTGTCTCTCGTAGTAGGTCGTCATCGTACCCAGCCCCGCGGAATGTAGTGGACCGCCCCGCCCATCAGCGTGTGCGGCAGGTCGTACTTGCTCTGCCCCCCGATGATAAGCCCCATATCGGAGCCAATGCCATCAATATCGGCGTAGATTCGCCCGAACTGCGGCGCCGCCCATTCGAAGGTGCCCCAAGCGTCGATGTTCCACAGGCCCGACGGTCCCGCCAGTTGCTGCGACCTGGAGCGGCTCGCACGGCCCTGGCTGCGGTCGTACTCGGCGATGACGTTGAGGGTCACCGGGCTTTCGGTTCGCACGTCGATCACCGCGTTGTAGAACTGGACCTCCCTCACACCACGGCCGTACTCGTGCTGCGGGGTCCTGATGGCGTACTCGATCTCGGCCCCGTCGAAGCTGCGGCCGACCTGCATCTGGTAGACATTGCCGTCGGTGTCGCCGACGAGCAGCACCTCGCGGCCAGTTGCATCCTCTCCCGAATGCGCGCAGAAGGCTTCGAACGGGAAGAACAGCCGCGTGAACTCGACGACATTCTTGCTGCCCCTTCGGTCGAACAGCACCACGATGACCGACTGGTCGGAGTAGAAAATCCAGTGCTGGTTGAAATCCTTGACGGCGAACGACGCCTTGACCGTAGTCTCGGCGTCCTGTTTGTCCCGGATCAGGGGGTCGATCAATTGCGAGTACACCGAGGCATTGATGTCCCCGTAGAACCGCTGCATCTTGATATCGGTGAGGCCCCGGTCGTCGGCGTACCTGGGATGTCCGACCTCCTGCACCGACCATTCGATGCCCCCGGAATCAGGGGAGATCGTCCTCAGCGTGAAGGTGTCGACGTCGGTGCCGTACAGCGCCTTGACGATGTTCCGTCCAATGACCATCAGCACCGAGGTCGTCTCGTTCGTGGCCGTGAGGCTCGTGGTACGCGCGAGACCCACCCCGGTGTCGCCGAGGGCGAACTCGGCCGCCCCCTGCTCGCCGCGCCACTCAAGCGGCAACCCCACCGCGGAGACCTGCAGCGACCCGGTGTCGAACAGAAGCGCCAACACGTCGTTGTGCGAGCGCACATGAGACGGCATATCCTTGTTCGTCCCGGTTCCGCCAGGGATTCCTCCCACGCTCTCGTCGGCGCCGGTGAAGATGAAGCTGAACACCTCGTCCTTCGTGAACTGGATGGCGTATCCCACCCCGTTCGCCATGTAGGCGGCCTTTCTGTCGGGGTCGGCGTAGAAGTTGAATATCTCGATGTCGTAGTGCCCGCCGGCGGGTAAGGTCGGCGTGACCAGCGCCCCGTCCTGGACCGCGACCTCGCAGTCGATCGACTCCTTGGTGAGCTCCAGGGTGTCGTTGTTCGCCCCGGCCGTTCCCGCGGTCGACGACAGGGTGATCACCCCGACGGCGTTGCCCTCAGAGAGCGACCCCGAGAAAATCTGCCAGTCGCCGACGGTGTAGGTGTTGGAGCTCGAGCCGTTGACCTTGAGCGTGTCGCCCCGCTCGATCCACTCCTGGTCCTCGAGGCCGGTGGTCAGCTCGCCGTCGTTCGCGGCGTAGGTACCCCGGGACGACTGGATGTCGTACTTCTCGTCGGTAGAGAACGTCCCCGCGCCACCTTCCAGCGCCTTGACGAGGAAGAATCCGACGGCGTCTCCACCCCCGAAGGTGCCCGAGGTCACGGACTTGCCGACGATCAGGGCACTCGTCCCGTCCTCGCCCACGAGGAAGTCCGAGCCAACGGTCGGGTCCACGGAGCCCGAGGTGAAGCTCACCTTGTAGATGTAGGCGCCAGCGTCAAAGCGGACGTAGCTCGACAGGGTCACCGCCGTCCACCCAGAGGTCGTCGCCTTGAACAACACCGCCGCAGTCCCGCCGGCGTTGTCGCGGATGGCGTACTTGTCCCCGTCGAAGGAGAATGCCCCCCGGACCGGCCCCGAACCCGCTGGCTTCACGATCTGGTCGCGCGCGTAGTCGGCGGCCGCGTCGAGGTAGATTTGCCGGGTCTCGAGCGCCGGACTCGTGTCGCCCTGAACCGCGCCGGCTGTGGTGGTAGCGACATTCACTGCCGAGATCAGGAGTGTCTCCCCGGTCTGGAACGTCCCGGTGACCTGGGTCATCACGAGTGTGCCGACCGCGTTTCCACTCGCCCATGACCCGAAATCCGGGATCGGTACGTAACACACGATCCCCGTCGCCGCCGAGGAATCCCCGGTGATGGTGTCTCCCACGGCCGGCTCAGTCGTACCCCCGGATTCATAGGGGATCGTCCAGTAATCCTGCGCATGCGGCGCCGGACGACCGTCGAGGCTCTCGTAGCCGCCTACCCGCTCGTATCCCCCTCCTACGGCCGGGAGGTAATTGTACGAGGCGATCAGCGAGCCGATGGCCTGGTCAGGCTGCCAGCCGACGAGGTTCTCGCCGCCTTCGAACTTGAACCGTTGAGTGCCCCGGGTCATGCGAGCGGGGTCTGGCCGAAGCGCCAGTTGGCCGAGGTTTCGTTCTCAGCGTCCAGGTAGCGCGAGATCAGCTGCATCATCATCTCGTCGCGGATCCCGAGGTAGCCCTGGAACTCGCCGGCGTTCTCCTTCGGGATGAACTCGTCGATGGCGGTCAGCCAGATGAGGTCGTGGTACTCGGCGGGCAGATCCGGGATATCCCCGGCCGCCGTGAACATGTACGGCGCCCGGTAATACTCGGCGTACACCCGGTAGACGTCGTCAGGGGACTGCAGAAAGCGGACAGTGTTGTCCGCCTCGATGGTGAACTCCCTCGGTTGGCACGAGGCGAGCGTGCGGCCCCTGACCTCCCGGATGTAGTGGTCCCAGGGCCGGTGGTAGAGCTCGCGGACGGTGGACTCAGGTTCGGCCGCGCTTTCGTCGCGGCTCGTCCAGCCAGATCGCTTGTCAGGCTCGCCGTTGAACCGCCACGTGCCGAGGCCCGTCGTCGGGTTGGAGGCGAGGTCGATGCCGATCGTTGTGGGAGAGTACCCGGTGGTCGCGGCGACGGTGTCGAACGTGACCTGCTTTCGCATCCAGCGCCATCGCTTCTGCGCGTTCTGGACCCGCCACCAGGCGAAGTTGATCCAGTCGACCACGCGCGCGGCACGGCCGGACTGCCCCGTGATCGACGAGGGCGCCGCACCCTGGTATCCGAGCCTGGTCCACAGTCTATGGATCAGCTCAAGGTAGGTCAGCTCCGTGGACGCTGGCATTCACTCTCCCGACCCTCCTACGCGACTTCCTCGCCATGGGCGTTGACGTTCACGTTCGGAGTGTCTTTCAGCATGGTGTCAGGGATGACCATGTAGGGGAAGGCTTGGACGTCGTACATCTGCTTGGTGTCCGGGTCCATGTCCGAGTGAATGGCGTTGGCCAGGATCTCGGCCACACCGCGCGGCACCCGGCAATGGGTGTTCCGCGGGATGAACAGCTCGTGACCGTTGAAATTGACGTACACCGCTCGGCTCGCCGCCTTGCCCTTGTCCCAGTTGAAGTTTGAGGAGGGAATCATGAGCACGACGGTGTCCTGCAGGTCCCAGTTCTTGGCGAAGTTCTTGACCACCGCCGGCGCGGCCTGCGTGCCGTGCGCCCGAAGGAACGCGGCGACCTTGCCCTTGATAATGTTGTCCGGCGCGTCCCCGGGATTGATGCCGAGCTGCTCCTTGCAGAATGCGATCAATGCCGAACGCGGCGCTTCGTCGAGGTTCGCGATCGTCAGGACTGGTTTCGTCTGTGCCATCTTGATATCTCCGGTGCGTCAATTTCCGTGAGGCTGCTCCATCCATGAGGAAGGGGCGGGGTCACCCCCGCCCCGGTTCATCACGCCTGCCCGCCGTTCGACGGGATCATGCCGAGATCGTAGAAGGTGTCGGTGACACCAGAGGTGTCGAGGCCGGTCGTGCCGAAGGTGAAGGTCGTACCGGTCTCGTTCTTGACGTGGACGGCGCCGATCGGGCACCAGTCCTCCTCGGGAATCTCCGGCCACTTCGCTTCGCCCAGGTCCGCGGCCGCACCTTCGATGAAGCGAAGCGTACCCGAGGCGTTGACCACGAGGACGTAATACGCCTCCTGGTCGTCCTGCAGGGCGGTGAAGCCACCGGCGGCGGCCGCGTCGGCCCACACCTCGGTCGCGAACTGCGTGCTCGACTTGACCAGACGGGTCGCGGCCGAGACGTCGATCGCCGACTGCGCGCCAAGGTTGTAAATCTTGCCGCCGATCATGTAGTTGACGGCGTTGTCCGTCTCGACGTTCTCGGTGGAGGCGTCGATCGAGAAGCCCGCATTCGACAGGCACATCGTGCCCATGACGTTGCGGATCTGGCCGTTGGTGATTCGGTTGAGACTTGCCATGAGGTTTACTCCGGTCTGTGTGTCAAAAGTGCAGTGTTACTGCGGCGTATCTGAGTCGTCAGACCCAATCTCGTCGAACTTGGCGAGCCAGTAGTTGCAGTCGTCGATCGCGCCCTGCAACGCATTCAGCCGACCCTCAGCCTCGCGGCGGATTTTCTCGACCTGCTCGCGGATCGAGGTCATTTCGACCTGGTACTCATCGATCCGCGCCTGTATCGCCTCCTTGTTCATCAGGTGGTGAAATTCGCTGCCGTTGCGCACAGCAGGTAGAAATCACCGTCCGGCGTCTTGATCCGAAGGCCGTGAGTCACCTCGTTGATGTTGCCGAGCGTATGAGCCGCCCAGCACTTGTCCTCGGCCGCCGTCGCCACACCCGCGAGATTCAGGAAGTACCCATTGGTGTCGAAGGTGGTGGACGCGGCATCGTTGATCGAGGCGTAGATCAGCGACGTGGCGGTGCCGGTGACACCGGACGCACCCATGTTGAGCTCGATCTCGATCGGTGCGTAGGTACCATCGACGGTGCCGGCCGACAGCGTCATCTCGGCCACGAACGCGGAGCCGAGACCCGCGGTCTTGCCGCTCGCCCCGTAGGTGACCTGCGCCTTGACCGCGTTCGACCAGCCGCCGAGAGCAACGTTGGTGGTCAGGGTGAACTTCGCCCGGCCCCCGGTCGCACCGGCGCCGGTCAGGGTCACGTCGAAGTTGAGCGGCTCGATGTTGCCGACAGTCGCCGACGACACCGCCCAGTCAAGCTCCTTGTTCTCGTCCAGCATCAGCGGCAGGGAGGCGGCCGCCACGCCCACGGCCGAGGACATGCGGTGAAGCGCCTTGTCCGTCCGCCGATCCGGGACTCGTCCGAAAGTAAGTGCCATGGTCTTGTCCTCATACGGCGGCGCCCGGAGGCGCCGCCTGGTGGATCAGGGTCCTTACAGGTCCGTGACGCCGACCTCGAGCCGGCTGAGCCAGGACTGGTTCAGGATCAGGGCCACGAAGTACATCTTCCAGCCGACGTACCCCCTCTGCCCCAGCGGATCGGACTTCGACGGCTGCGGATTGACCACGGAGGGCCGCATCGCGTTCGGGCCCTTCAAGGCCACGTTGCCGTAGGAGTGCATCCCCGCGTAGACGATCGGGTACACGTCGACGTTGGAGCCGCCCGTGGAGACCATGCCGTTCAGGGTCGATGACCCGGAGTCGGCGAACGCCTCGAGCTCGGCGGTCAGGATGTACCGCACGGACTCGGTCGAGCCGCACTCGTAGGGCAGGATCTTCTGCGAGCCGTACTCGGCCACGGGCTTGAAGCCCTCGAGGTCGCGGATATCGGCCTCGCAGTCGGTGTGCCCGAAGCCGAGGTACGCGGCTTCGATGGGTGTCGTGTTGTAGTTCGGGGAACCACCGAGCATCTTCGTGATCATTTTCGCCCGGTTCGCGCGAAGCGCCCGGGTTACCGCGCGCTGGCGGTTGAGGGTGATCTTGTCGTTGACATCGCCGCGCCAGGTGTCGCCGGACGCGCCGTAGAAGACGGAGGTGCCGGCCTTGATCGCGCCCCAGATGAGCACTTCGGAGGTCTGCGCCGCCTGCTCACCGCAGAGCACGGAGGCATCGGCCAGCACCGGGTCCTCGGACATGTCTGCCACGTGATCGGTGATCTCGACCAGGTCGCCGTACTGGCCCATGGTCGCCTCGACGTCCTCGTACACCATGCGCCGGGCCTCGGGCGTGACGCCCTCGATCAGTTGCGTGGTGTTGGCGCCGAAGGGGACCGGTCGACGGAACTTGACGACGCGGGCCTTGTTGCGGGGGAGGGGCTTGGTGTCGCCATACCGGCCGAGACAGATCTCCGGCGTGGCGTGCTCGAGCATCTTGGTGGCGGCCCAGGCAGCGGTACGCTGCGAGATATCGCCATATTCGGTCGTCGCCATGTGTCAGGTCCTCGTGAGAGACCTACCGAGCGGAGGCTTTCATTCTCCGCTCGGCGGCCGCTGCAAACGAATTGAACGCGGCTTCGAACTCGTCGACGTCGCCCCCGGCGGCCGACCCCTCGGCCGTTGACCCGGGATCGATGTGCCGATCCGCCCTGCTGCGTCCGCCAGACTGGCCCGCACCGTTGCCGGATTTCGGCGGCTCCGCGGACGGAGGCTCGCTTCCATCGGGCGCAGGCGGTGCAACGTAGTCAGGTGAGGACTTCCACTGATTCAGAAGCCAGATGGACTCATCCGGCTCCCCTTCGGCGAAAATGGCCTGCACGTGACGGGGCTGCTTGCCGAGCCAGGTGTGGAACTCGGGCTGGCCGAGGATCACCGGAGTATCCGGGATCGCCTCGAGCACTGCCGAGTGTGCTTCGTTTGCCGCGTCTTGGTCCGCACTGGCGACAGCGGACTCCAGAGGCTCAAACACTTTCGCAACCGCGGTGGTGGCCGCCCTGGCCGCACGGCGGTTGATCTGCTTGGAGATGTCAGAGTAGGACTCGTCGAACTCCCGGCTCTCCTCGTCGTCGTCGCCGGGGACGGCGAAGTCGGTGCCAAGCGACTTGGCCGCCGCCGAAGCCTGTTTCAGGGCCTGCGACAACGCGAGGTTCTTGCGCGTGAGGGCGGAAACGCGGCCACGGTCGGACTCGACCTGGTGGCGCAGCTTCTCGTTTTCCTCACGTAATCTGGCGGCGTCGTCCGGGGGAGTTGCCGGCTCCCCGGGGCTGCCGTCAGTCCCGCCGTCTGAGTCACCCTCGGCGCTGGCAGGCGCTTCGGGGTCGTCGTCTGGCGGATCGCCGGCGTCTGCCGGCGGCTCGTCGTCCGCGGGTTTGTCACCGGCGAACTCGGCGAATGCCTTGTCAAAGTCGTCGTCAGCCATCGGATTCCCGTGGTGAGGATGGACCACGGGAGCGATAATATGGCAGGACTATCGGGGAATGCAATACCTTAGGGAGTTTCCGATTGGAGCACACACCGCGGGTAGCGTTCCCTCAACACCTCGAGCACCTCCATTTCGAACCATTCGCCACGAACCTTGTGCCTCCTGAGCCTATTGTGAAGCCGTCGCTCAAGAGAATAAGCAGCGCGCCGGCAGTCTGTTTTGGTTGACCAGCGCAGGGTCAACTGGTTCGGGTGGCCGGTTTGCATTTCCCTGATTCTGCTGTACGGATCTCTCGACACGCCGATCTTGACGTACCGACCATCGGAGATCGCGTAAACAGTATGCTCTTGATTTGACAAGTGTTCCCGATTACGCCGCGGGCCGTACCGGGTGCTCAATATCGACGCCCACTTCCTTTGCTTCGCCGTCCACGTATCCCGCTGCTCGACCAGGCTGCGAGCGAACTGAGCATCCTTCTCGGTCATGTATTTGATCCTGCCGCTCAGCCGGGATGCCAGATTCTCGTTCGCCATGTCGTCACTCCACGGCGACCATTTTCCCTATCACCGGTACTACGTCTTGGCGAAACCACTCCCCGTTGATCCGGTACTTCGCCAACCTGCGGTGCATCGCCGACTCCATCCAGCGGGCGTGCTCCATGTTGTCCGCGTTGATCAGCGCCAACACCGCGAGCTTGTACGGAGAGCCGGTCTGGAGTGTCTTGATTCGCTGCTCCGGGGTTTCGCTCGCCCCGATCTTGACGCAACGGTCACCACCGTCCTGCTGAATGATGTAGACGTGGGCGGTCGGATTCTCGCTTTTCCCGCCCATGCCGCGCGCGGTGATCAGCCCCTTTGCGGAGCAGTAGCGTCTGAGCAGGGCAGCCGATTTGCGCTTGCGCTCCTTCTTGGTCGCGTCCGCCGGTATCGGCTTCCATCCCATCTGGGCGGCGATCCTTTCCGCCATCGCGTCCGCTGTCGGCAGCCCCTCGTTCCTGGGGAATCCGAGCAGAACCGCGGCTTTGTAGACGGTTCGTATGTTCATGCAGCCTCCCACAAGGCAGGTTGGCGCCGGTAGGTTGTGTGGGCAACCACGGGGAGCGACCCCTATTCCCGGCATAGTACGAGGGATTGTGCGCTGGCCGCGCGCCTGTCGTCAACCACAAGAAAAGCCCCGCCGGCGAACCGGACGGGGCTCAAAACCTTGACCAGGTGCTAGTAGGAGGCTAGCGCGCTCACAATACCACGGGCGGCAGCACCGTTACAACAGTGCGCAGGTCGTCCTTCGCCAGGACGAACACCGCGCCGCAAGGGGATCTCAGGTAGACCTGCCGCGGGGAGCGCCCGGTCGGCAGATACGCCCTCAGCCGCTTCGACTGCGCCCGGCCCAGCACCTTCGCCGCATTGAGCTCAGCCATCATGTCGAACGTGGCCCACCGCTGTCGCCAGCGCACCCAGGCGTGATCCGAGATGATCCAGCGCGGCGGGGAGATCACGCCGCGCTCGATGAGGTCAGCTCGGGTTGTCATCTTCGGCTTTGTCGAGCGTTTTCAGCAACTTCTTAACCTCCTCCTCCATCTGCCAGAGTATCGACAGTTCTGTCGAACTTCCGACACCGTCTGTCTGAGAAGCCGATATTGTGCGCCGCAACATCGTCCACAGTTCGCGCACTTCGTCGTCGGTGAGGAACAGGGTTAAGGTGTTCATTTTGTTGACGTTTCGTGCGGTCGTCATCGATCCTGGCGCCACCCCGCAAAGTACTGCCCCTGCACCCTCGGCCGTACCGGCCCGAAGGCGCCCAGGATCTCGGGCGGCGTCAACCACTCGTCGGTGCGCGAGCGGGCGCTTTGGTGGCTACCGATGGCCATCGTCCGCCCGCCGCGCCTGCATCTTAAGCCGCCGAATCTCCCGGCGGTACTCGGCCTTCTTCTCGGGGTCGTCGGTCATGCCGATTTTCTGGCGCAGGCCGGCGCACCGGCGAACGACGCTGCTCCGGCTCACGATCCCCGCCTGCGTGCTCGAGATCGGCGTCTCCATGGCCGCGAGCTCGGCCTTGAGGCGCTTCACCTTCTCGCGGTGGTAGGCGATGTTCTCGCGGGCCCGGCGTTGCGCGTCCATGGACATCATGCCCATGGCGTCGGGCGTGTTCGAAAGGCGATCAACCCAATACTCCGACTCGGCGATCTCCTTGCGCAGGCGGTTTTCGGTCGCCACGTCGCGGGTTGTGCTGGCCCTGGTCATTGCTTGTCCCCCGGGAAGAACGGGGTCGGGCGGCGGAACCGGACGGTCTTGTCACCGGCTCCATGATCCACCGTGAGTTGCGTCACCTTACGGCGCCGAAGGGACTCCATGAAGGCCGCAAAGACCCGGTTCAGCGCATCACGCGCCCCGCCCTCGTCCACAGGCGGCCGATCCTCGGGCATCTCCGGTAAGGTACCAGTGTCGAGGTACGCCTCCAGCTGGTCCGCGGCCATGTCCAGGCCAACGCCCTCGTTGTCCCACTGCAGGCCGGCCTCCTTGCGCCAGACCTCGACCAGATGCCGAAGATGGCTCCGGCGGTGCCATACGCTTTCATCTGTCATGTCAGTCACCTCGTTGATCACCCTTGCTCCACCCGATCCGCGTCCCGCCCCAAGGGAGCACGCTCCCACCACCGGCGGGTCGCATTGACGTCGAACGGCTGAAAGTACCGCGCTCCGCTTCGCCCTCGGCGCAGGAATCCCCACGTCTTGAACCGCCGACCGTGCACGAACAGCGTCCACGTATCGAACTCGGCCCGGATGATCCGGTGGAACGTGTTGGGCCCGAGCCTGCTCACCTTGCCCGGGTACATCCACCGATAGTCGCCCCGCCACCCGAGATCCGCGTCCAGCGTCTGGACCCTGAACTCGACGTAGGAGCCGGCGAGCCCGAGCGCAAAGGCGAAGCGCCACGGATGGTCATGCACTTCCCGGTCTGAGTCGTACCCGACGAAACGGTGCAGGTAGGCGGTCACTCCGAACAGGGAGCCGAGGTAGTACCGCTCGAGGTATGGCCGGCCTTTGATATCGATCAGCCGGCAGGGACGACGGGCGGTGTAGCGGAACAGGGCGCGGCGGATCACGGCCAGTCGCTCCCGCGATAGCTGCCCATCCCCGCCAGCAGGAGCGCCATCCCCCACAGTGAATGCCAGGACCCTGACAGGTAGAACAGCCAGCCGACCAGGGCCGCCGTGGTCACGATGACTGCCAGTGAGTACAGGAGGAACATGTTTGCTGGTTTCACGGCGCCCCCCATAAATCCTGAATCATGTCGTCGATCTGCAGCAGCCGCCCCCGGATGCGCTCCGTCTCGACCTTGCGGAGCGAGATATCAGCCAGCGACTCCAGGACGAGCCGGCGCTCGATATCGAGATACAGCCGCAATTGCGAGCCCCCGGCCTGCAGGAGCGCACCATCCTTGAGATTGGCCAGAGCGATCTGTTTTTCCGTGGTCATTGGTTTTCCCGATCGATCCCCATCGCCCGACGAATCTCCCAGCGGACCCTCCAGGCGCCGACGTCGCGTCCTATCGCATATGCCCTGTTCGCTACGCCCAGCGCATGCTTCGCCATGGCCGTGGTCATGCTGGGGCCGAAGGTCGCGATCTCGTTGCCTTCTTCGTCCGTGACCCGAAGATATCCTTCGCCAACCCGATCGAACGAGCACGAATCCACGTCAACGAACATCTTGCGACCGCCTGCGGGCTCGGCCAATGGATCTGGCGCGTACCTGTGGTTCACGAACGCATCCAGGTCCGGCTGCTTGCCTCCGTTCTGCTCCTTGATTCTCTCGGCGGCCGTGTACTCCCGGAACCGCTGCATGAATCCGTTGTCGTCTGGCGCCCGCGATATCCACATCACCGGCACCGCCATCGAGTCTGCCACGGCGCGCAAATTCGCTCCACCGATGATCTTTAGAAACGGGGCTCCGTCGTCAGTAAACGTGATGCTGTGCCACGCTCCAGACTCATTGACCGCTTGCACTTCAATGGCGCCGCGATCCGTTACATAGATTTCTATCATGATGCACCTCGTTGTGGTTGTGAACTCCTACCCCTTGAGCACCGCCACACACGCGGCGACGGTGACTGCGAGGATGTACAGGGCTTCGGGGGTGGTCATGGCTAGGCGGCCTCTAGGACGGGCAACTCAGACCAGAACACGATTGAGTCGGAGAAGAACCCGTCGATCTCGTCGCCGTTCTGGCTACGCAACAAAAATTGGTATTGGCTAAACGGGTATTCGCTCCCCGACTCCCATGCGGCGTATTCGCTTTTCGGGGCGTCATCGTTGATTGATTGCTTCGTCATCGTCACCACGTCGAAATTCCAGACGGGAGGGCGATTTGATGAGGGCAAGTCCCACGTCCTCGTCGCAATCAGAATGCGCTCACCGAACGGCGGCGGGGTTTCGTCGGGGTTGTGCCAATTCAGTACGGTTTGCATGTCGTCTGCCTCTCGTTAGGGGCGTGGCTAGGCGGTCTGTGGATCCGTCCAACCGTCTGCATCGGCGATGGCGCGACCTTCGGCCTGAGCGAACACGGCATAGCCGTCGTTGATGCGCATTTCCTTACTCGCGCAGATGCCGGGCAGGTCGTCGCTCATCAGGGCGGTGCCGATAACCCGGTAGTTGTTGCAGTGGATCAGATATACGGTGGTATCCATCGTCGTCTCTCCGGTTGCTTCTAGGCGGGGCGATGCCCCGGTGTGAGTTGACTTTATTCCTACTCCGAATAATTGTCAACCCCCATCGGAGCACGCCGCATCGCCGCCACCACCGCACGCCGACGCTCGTCCTCCCGGACCTGCCACCGCTCGAGCCGCCCGATGCACTCCTCAGATGTCACCGCCCGCCGGCGCAACTTGTCGACCTCCGTGACCAGTCGCAGCAACACGTAGATCACGCACACGATCCCCGCGGCCAGCATGACGAGGCTCACCCACCCGACGGCGGTCATGACGGCCGCACCACGGCACGCTCCAGCGCCGTCAACGCCCGCTCCATGTGCGCCCTCGCCTCGGTCAGATCCTTGAGGTCCACGTCAGGCATGTCCTCCAGTGCGGCGAACATGCGGTTGTAACTCGACCTCATCTCTCGGATCGCCGCCACGATCTCCGTCTTGACTACATCAGTGCGCGGCCGCTTGCTTTTGATCACCATCCTGAGACTCCTGAGCCTGACGCTCTATGTCGTTGATGACCTCGACTATCTCGGCCTTGACGCCCGCAGCCACGAGCGCGTCGCGGGCGCCGATCATGGCGTCGTACAGGACCCTGGCGTGCACCCGGATCGCCTGCATGCCGTCCTCATGGCCGACCTGGTAGATCAGCCCGACGACACCGACCAGCGTCCGGTATACCTTGGCGTAGTTCGGGTCGGTCGCGGCCTGGCTGAAATAGTGGACCATGCGCGCGGCCTCCTCGTCCTCGCCCACGTTGACGGTGACCTCGGCGAGTAGTTGCTCGATGTTTTTCATGCTTGCACCTCGTTCGCTGGTTTAGATTCCCGACCCCATCTCCCGCTTGAGGTTGATTTCGGCCGCCACCTTGTCCCGCTCCGTCTTGGTCTTGGCCAGGAAGGACTGAAAGTCCATCTCGATCTTGAACACGTTGGCCTTGAGCTGCTCGGCGGCGATCTCCTGCTTGCCGGACACCTCGGCCAGGCGCACCCGCATCTCCTGTTCGCGAAGCGCCGCCTCGGTCTCGACCTTGTACGCCTGCACCTGGATTTCCTGCTCCTTGATCGCGATCTCCTCGGGAGAGAGCTTGCCCTGCTGCATGCTACCGCGCGCCTGCTCGACCAGCTGCAGCGCCTTGTCCTTCGGCTCGATGAAGTCGGTCGGGTCGACGTGCAGCGCCTTGTAGATGTGCCGCAGCGTCTCGTAGGGCCGGTGCATCGGGCCGAATACCGGATGCCCGGTCAGCTCCATCGACAGCGCGGCGACCGCGGCACCCTGGAACTTCTGGATGATCTCGGTCGAATTCTGCGTAATGACCCGGTAGTTGCCCTTGATCGACTCGTCCTCGCCCTCCTGCATTTCGAAGTCGTAGGCCCTCGACACCGTGCCGCGAACCGGTCCGTCGATGAACGACTTGACCCGCCGCCGATCGACGATGTTGATGTTGTTCTGGAGGATCGCCAGGCCACCGACCTTGTCCGTCTGGAATTTCGATCCCTCGCCCGCGACCAGTGGCGGTTGATTCGCCTCCTCGTGGGCAAGCTGCTTGCCGAGCTCGATGATCTGCATGAACTCCTGCGTCCTCGACGGGATGTCGACGAAGGCGAGCGCCTCGGCCACCCGCACCCCGGAGCGCTTGAACCGCCACACCTTGAGCGCGTCGATCGTGTACTGCCCATCCACGGGCTCGATGTACTGCTCGTTGACGATGGCATTGGGCCCCTGCGACAGCGCCGCGTTGGTCATCGTCGCCCTGAGCGCACCGGTCATGATCCGCGCCGAGGTTTTCATCAACTCCGGTGTGCCGAAGCCCCAGAAGCTCGACGGGTCCGGCTCCCAGCACCACTTGATGTACGTCGACTCCTCGGTCTCGAGGATCGGCGGGCGGATCTCCATCACCTGACCGTTGACGTGCCAGACCTCGACCCAGCCCCACTGCATGTCCTCGTCCCACCAGTCGGGCAGGGTGTCGCCGAACTCGCGGACGTGGAACTGGTGCGGCGTGCAAATGACCTCGTACAGGTTCTCCATCCCCACCGCCTGCCGGGTCGTCAGCTGGCGGTACTCGAGGTAGTACCCGTTGTTCGTGGTCCGCGCATTCGGCCCCTGGTCGAGCACCGTCTGCACGTGATCGGGATTCCAGCCGGCGATGCGGGCGTACCGCTCGAGCCGCACAGGCGTCATCAGAATGCGCTCGTGCATCCTCGTGCACTGCCCGATGTCGAGGGCGTCGGCGTCCGGCCAGAAGTGCCACGGGTCCACCATCGACCACGATGGATGCTTCGTCCTGATCTTCACCGGGCGCCAGCGGCCGTCCTCGCCCTGCTCCCAGTTGACCACCGTCTTGATGCCCTTCGACACCGGGCCCTTGATGAGTCCGGTCCCCATCACCGCGGCCTTGTGGATCACCGACCGGAATACGGACGGCACATCGGAGTCGGCGAAAATGCTGTCGAGCCGGTCGGTCATCGCCTTGGCCTTGCGGGTCTCCCGCTCGACGATCCGCTGCGCCTGGCCCTGCTCGGTCTCGATCGCGGCGCCGGTCTCGTCCACGTAGGGCTCGCCGGTCTCGGGGTTCACCCCGGGGCGGTCCCCGGTCAAACTCTCGGGGTCCGCGAGGTCGACGATCGGCGCGGGGAGGTCGGCCTTCAGGTCCCACATGCGCTCGTCCACGGGAAGCACCATATCGGCCAGGCGGGCCTCGCCGACGTTGGTGAGGTTCCGGGTGATGCTCGCGACCACCGTGGAACGCTTCTGCGCTCTCGCCTCGGCCTCGTTCTCGTCGGCGCGACTCATGCCGTTGTATTGCCGGACGTTCTCGACCCAACGCTCCTCGACCATCTGACGCGCACTTGAGTCGATGCTGAAGTTGCTCTCGACGATGGTGCCGATCTTCTGCACGCACCCCTCGGATACTCCCGAGTACGGGTCGGCCTTGTCGTCGGTCTTGGCGGGAAACTCATGGACAGTGGCCATTTTATGCCTCTCTGGAATCATGGAGTGTACCCGGCGCCGGCGCCGGATTGAAATAGGCACCTCCGATAAACAGGAATTCTGCCATAGATACAACCTTAATTACAGCACGAAAAGCCGTGGTATCGTGGGCATTTACACGACGGAGAGACACCATGACCCTGCAAAATCCACCGCGGCGCATGCACCTGGCCGGCGATACCTACATCATCAGCCACCAGTTCGTGATCACCGATGGCGTGAGCGCGAGCGTCCAGGTCACCGAGGTCGGCGGCGTCGACGAGAGCGCGGTGATCTACCTCGCGGGGCATTTTCCGATCGACCCGGAGAGGATCGAGGATTTCTGCGCGAAACTGGCCGCGCTGGTGGGAGATAGCCGAAAAAAATCCCCGGCGGGTTAGGCCGGGGAAGATCACTTAGGAGGAAGAAGCTGCATCAGATCCCTGTCACGGGATCGGTCGGAGTGTAACCCGCCGGCGGCTGGTTGTCATCCTGCACGCCCAGGACGTTGAATTTAACGTACAGGCAGGCGTATTGGAGGGCGTCGTGGGGATGCGAAAAGCGGTTCTTCTCGGGACTTTGCTTGTAAATCGGCTCCGCGCCCGGCACCTGCAGACGGCGGAAGTGATACCCGCCCTTGAAACCCTTGTGGAGCACCGTGCAATCCGCGCCCAGCGCGAAAGCGGGCATACCACCGACCATATTGGTGAGGAAGTACGTGACCGCGTCGAGTCGCGTCTGAATCGCGTTCGACGGCGCCGCCTCGGTGGGTATGCCCTCCTCGGTCAGGCACTCCAGGGCCCCGACCTCGTCGATATCGCCCATTGCCACGCCGGCTGGGTCGCCGACCGATATGATCTCCGGCATCTGCCCCTTGAACGTCGTCGCGAGCCACGGCTTGACCACCGCGCGCACGAACGGACGAAGGCCGATCCGGTCCGAGACCATCTCCTTGATCACCCGGAACTGCCCCCACGGCGTGAACTGGCAGACGACGCAGGCCGGCGTGTTCCCGTTCCAGTGGGGCTTCCCTCCGCGGCGCACGTATAGGGTGTGGTAGGGGACGTTCAGGCAGTAGATTCGGCCGTTGTAATGGACTCGACGCAGGTTTCGTCGTAGCAGCTCGGCTCGCTTCGCCCGTTTCTTGAATGTAACCAAGTAGCCGTCGCCAGAGACGATCTCCCGGACCGTGGCACCTTCGATCATGCGAGACACCTGACCCTTCTGGACGCGCACCGACGAATTCCATCCGGCCTTCTGCGCCAACTCCTGCATGTCATTCGCGAGTCCAATGGTCGGGAGATACACCGTGTGCTCGGTTGCCCCGTTTGCCCTCGTTCGTACATGACCATCGCCGACGGTGTAGGCGTCGATGAAGGCTCGGATTGTCTCGGGCGAAGCGCCCTTGATCTCAGCCGGCACCCGACGATCGCGTTTCAAGCCAAGGCGCGACACGTACTCGGCCATCGCTGGGATTTCCCACGATCCATTACCACGGCGCACATCCAGACCAGTCGAGCGCAGGAACTCGTCGAGCGCTGCGCTTGACGCGGGCTTGGTCTGATAAATCCGACATGTACCGCCGGAACACGTGCCATCACTCATCCACCATCCAAGGAAGGTCGCGAACTGCAACTCTGTCAACCCATGGGTATCCTTGATCGGCTCGCCGGTCCACTCTGCCAGAAGATCCACGTAGTGATGCCCGCCGCTGTGATTCGCCAACCATTCGGCCGTCTGGAAGTGCACCTTGTCGGGGCTGTCTCGGAAGGTGAACGGTATCCGGTGCTCGGGTGTGACGCACATATTCACTTCTGTGCTCGACCACTCAATCATTTCCCCGGTGTATGGCCGGTCCACCTTGAAATTGATCGCGGTGTACTCCATGGCACCTGTCTCTGGATTACGGGTCGCGACTCTGTCCGTCGCCTCATCTACATCCTTGAAAAACTTCCAGCCGGATTCGGTCAACACCTCCGTCTGGTCGTCATAACAAAGTCCGAAATCCCAGCCGAGTATTACCGGCACTCCCTTGATCGGCCAGAACTGCTCCTCCGATCGGTGCAGGTCCCCGTAATCTGGGTAGCAAAGTCTCCCATCGAACGTCGAGCCGTACTGATTCAGAATGAACACGTCGATCCAGTCCTTCGATTTGCCCGCGATCTGCTGCAGATAATACCCGTAGCCGAGCGCGTGATGGACGATGTTTTCCGCCTCGGGGTTCGGAAAATACTTGCCGTGCCTGCGGATCAGCGCCGGCGGCTGGGTCCAGATGCGCCACGATGGATTGAACTGCTTTGGGAAGTAGGTGAGGTCGATCAGGTCTCCCAGAGACTCTCCATCCTTCACCCTGACGTCCATTTCGTGCCACCAGTGATCGTCATCCATGCTGTTAGTGTCCATCCATAGGCCGGTCCAGGTCAGCTGTACGTCACGCTTCGGCGGGAACCGACCGATCCTCGCGAGCGCCATGTCGAACACCGCCTTCGGGAATTCCGACGCCTCGTTGAGGAATACCCCGGTCAACTCGAGCGACTTCAACCGCCGCACGTCCTGCGGCCGGTCCACGGCCAGGAACAGGATCTCGGCGTCGATCGTCGTTCCGTCGGTACCTCTTGCCCGCATCGAAACGCGAATCGGGGAGTCGTAGACGATGGGCGCGACCACGCCCGGGAAAAACTCCTCAAACGTCTTGATCGTCGTCGATTTCAGCTCCGGGTAACTGTTCCTGATGCACGCCCACCGAGTCCGGCGCACCCCGAGGTAGTTTGGCTCCTGGTCCCACGCGCGGAACCATATCTCGGCCAGACATCCCGCCGTCTTGCCAGAGCCTATGGGCCCGCGCACCCCGCGCACGACCGAGTTGTCGTTGTGAAACTCACCGAATGTCTTGCTCGGCCGGTAATTGACGATGATCCGTTCGGATTCCTCGCGCTCCCTCGCGTCGAGGATTTGCGCCGCCTTCTCGGCCAGCACTTCATGTTCGGCGCGGGAGATATACTCCATCAGTTCAGCGCGAGACTCGATCGGTGGGCGACGATGGCGGGGTCGCCGGTGGTGAGCTCGGCGACAGTGGCGGGCAGATCGTCCGATCCCAACTGAACGGCGTGCCCCACGGCGGTCATCCCGCACTTGCAGAAACGGTGATCGGCCATGACCATCCCGTACTGAGTGCCGCTGGCCGAGAACACGACGACGGCGGTGTCGGCGTAGACCATGACGAGCCGCCGGCCGAGGGCGCAGGACGCCTCCCAGACGACGTCCAGGGGATCGCAGCCAGCCTCGAGGGCGCCGGCATACGCCTCGACCACCGCGGCCAGGCGCTCAGGCTTCAATGGCGTTTTCCTGATCACCCTGATAGGTCCTCGAGAAATTCATCTCCACCACCGGCAGCTCCGTCCTCGCGCGCGAGACGAGATCGTAGATCTGCACCAGCACTTTCATCGCCTCGATCCTTGAGTACACGCGCATCTTGACGCCGTACTTCGTCGGCGCAAGTTCCTGAATAATCGACTTTTGTGCCGTCGTCAACTGCCCCCACGGGCGAAACTTCACCTGCTTTTGCCCCACCTTCTCGACGAGGTCGCCCATGTGGGTCGTCATGATGTTGTAGAGCTCGCTCTTGATCGAGGCGACGATCATCTGGTCGTTCTTCTCGAGCTGCTCGACGAGCGCCACGGCCATCTGCCCAAGGCGCTCCTGAACCTCGGGGCGCTGCAGGTACTTGTCGGCCGCCTGGCCCGCCGACTGCGCCATCCCACCCGCGATCTGGTATGCCTCGGTGTGGTTGAACGTGCGCAGGTAGTGGAAGCAGAACGCATCCATGTCGACCTTGCTCGTCAGTGCCCGGCGCGGCTTACGTGGTGCTTTCTTCCGCGCTGGCACGCGCCGCCTCCTTCAACCTCGTGTGATACTCGACCAGCGACTCCCCGTACATCTCGCGGAATCGCTGGTCGTAGGTGATGTGCTTGTTCCTGGTCGTGGGCGAGTGCCTCTGCCCCCACCACGCCCGGTACAGGCACAGCTTCCGGTGTTCAGCCGAATCGGACACCGCTGTTCACGATGAAGCTCTTGAGCATGTTCCGAGCCCGGGACTTCTCCCGCTCGCTCTTGTCGGCGTAGTTCATCTCGATGAACGACTCGACAACGCCGTTGGCGTCGTTCAGGCACTTCTCGGCGATGGCCTCCTCGAGGGTGTCGAACCAGTGCCAGCCGTCGTCATCGGAGTAGCCGTACTGGATTCGAACAATGACCTGCAGTCCGTGGGCGGCCGCCGCCTGCCGGGCCTTCTTGATCTCCTGAAGCTCCTGCGGCTCGGCCTGGTAGATGCTTTCTTCCTCCGTCATGTCAGTGACCTCGCGTTAATGGGCCTCCAAGTATAACATTAGTGCCCCGTTTGGTATATCATCAGCCCCGAAAATGCGTGTTGTGAACCATACCAACTGGACCCGCCGCCTGTCCAATATCGACGGGGTCTGGATCCGCCGCGCCCGCGAGCTGCTCGACCTCTCCCAGGCCGAACTCGGAGCGCTCGTCGGGGTATCGAAAACCTGCATCTACTGTTACGAGACCGGCCGCCGGCACCCCTCCAGGAGGGTCGCCGAGGAACTGCTGGGGATCCTGCTCGAGCGGCTGATGGTGATCCAGGTACGGCTCGCCCTGATCTACTGCTCGCCGATGGGAGACATCACCCTCTATCCCTGCTCCCAGGGGGGGCCGGGGGAAGCCTTCGGGGCGTGGGCCCAGACCCGGGAGAGCCTGAACCTCTTGTCGGACCTGTGGGGCGCCGACCTGCCAGTACCGGCGGCGTGGCAGTAGTCAGACGAAAGCCCGGAACGCCGGCGGCAACAAGTGATCCACCCCGCGCTCCGAGAAAAAGGCGAGTACCGACACGGGGTCCACCGTGGTCATGGTCTCGGTGCCGAAATGCAGCCTGAGCCGCTCCCAGGCCCAGCGTCGCAGGTAGGACTCGACCATCGCGTCCCACTTCTCGCGGCCAAGACGGGCGTGGTGGTCGGCCTCGGCCAGGTGCTCCTCCTGGGTCAGCGGCAGCCCGGAGTACGGCGGCTTCACCGCGGTTCCTGATCCCCGCTTCACGGTCCGCCAGTGGGCGTAGACGCACCGACCTTCTCCGTCGACGTACTCGGAAAACCGCCCCGACAGCGCCGAGGGCAGCCGCCGGCACCAGTCCTGGTACTCATTGTCGGTGCCAAGGGCCTCGAGCACCGCCCGCTCGACGAGGAACGCGCTCTTGTGGAGCGTCGCCATCGCCGGGCCGTGGGGCCCCTTCTGCGCCGGGGCCTCCGGGGCGCCGTTCGCGTCCCTCAGTATCGACACCGTGACCTCGACGGGCCGATCGAGGAACGCGGTCATGGCGAGCCCGACGATGTTGTCGGCGGCGGGGCCGTTCTCCCCGAACACGCGCAGGAACACCCCGAGCGTCTCGTTCTTGGGCCGCTCGAGATCCCCGCTGAACGATCCCAACTCCTCCCGGGTCTCGGCGTCGACGAGGTCGACCTGCACCAGCGCCCCGAGGTACTCGGAGCGGCCGGTCACGGTCACGGCATCGGCGTCGTCCCCGTTGCCCGCGTAGAGCTGGGCGCGCAATCCGCCGGCCAGGCACTCCGGCCGGCGGATGTACCCGCGGAACGTGACGAGGTGCCTCATGACCTCACACTGTTGACGAGATCGATCGCCTGATCGACGGTTTCGACGACGACCACCTGGCCGCGCCATGAATCGTGAAATTCTCTCTCGGCGGCATTCAGCCTGCGCTCCGACGGCGGCCGCGCCCCGTCCTTTACCTCGACCAGCAGGTTGATGCCAGTGACGCCGACGACCATGTCGGGGAATCCGCCACCCACCCGGCTCGTGTCGAACACCGTGCACCCAAGCGAGCGGAACGCCGCCTCGATCTCGCGGTGGTTGGTGTCGATGCGGCGGGCGTAGGTCACTGTCTGTCTTTTACCTTGAGTTCGCGCTCTCTTGGCGTCAGTCCACCAAACAACGTTCGCAACGCATGCTTGTCTGGCCGACGATAGTTAATGATCCACTCTGGCGTTTTCACGAACTTGCCATCCTTCGTAATCAACACTCTCGTGCCGGTATCAGGCTGGTTTCTGGCCTCGTTTTCGTATTCGCGCAGGAGCGCCGCCATTTTTGCTTGCCACTCATCGGGCATCTGCTCCATCACGGCACGCGGCATCGTTAACCATGATGCGTATGACAGACCGAACCACGCAGACAAGGCATCGCGCCCGCTTTCTGCGCCTCTCGACACGTCCTTATCCCATCCGCACGAACAACTATCGGGATAGGTCAACGGCTCTGCACACATGGGGCAGAACACGTAATCTCGTTCAGATGGTCTCTCAGCGTCACATTCTGTCACCGCATTATCCTCAACTCTTTTCGGACAAACGTGCCAGTGCTGAATCCAGTCTCTCGGATTTGGATACTTCTCGCCACAGAAATCGCAACAGATTGGCGGATACCATGTCATTTTACCGCTGCAACTTCTCCCGCAAAACATCGTTGTAATCCGTCCCCGGCTTCTCCGGCCATCGAACCTTGACCGCCCGGCCCAGCGCCTTGAGCCGATGCGCCAGCACCATCGCCGCCGCCTGGCCGGCGTAGTTCTCGTCGTTGTCGCCGAAGATCACGATCTTGCGCACCGGGTCCGGTGGTTGCCAGCACTTCATGCCGGACGTAGAGATCAATGCCCAGCATGGTATTCCAAATAATTCCTGTATTGCAAGCGCCGTTTCTATACCCTCGGCCACGCCGATGAATTCCTGCGGCTTCGTGAGCCAGATCGACCCGCATCCGGCCTCGGAGACGAGCTTCTTTTTCTTGGGGACGTCGCCCAGGTAGGTGCGATGAAACGTTGTTGCCTTGCCGTCCGGTCCGCGCACGACCGATACCATCGCGGGATATTTACCGAGCAGTCGCTTCTGGTGGAAGTATTCAAGGGCGGGATGATAGTTGAGGGCCTTGGGGCAGTCGCGCACCGGGATGCGGCGGCGGCGAAGGTAGCGTATGACGGGGTCCGGTGGTCGGATGAAGCCTGATTGTATCTTTCTGAGGTACTCGGTCGGATCCGGTTTCGATGTTCGCCCTGACAAGGGCGTTCGCCCGATGACCTCCTCGATTGCCAGAAAGGTACTTTTCCAGTCCGAGTACCCTTTGAATTGCTTGAGCAGCGTCGCCCCTGTTCCGGGTCCGTGGCCGGAACAGATGAAAGTCCCTGCACCCTCCTTGTCGTCGAACCTGAAACGATCCGTCCCGCCGCATACCGGGCAGGGTCTGTGTTCGTTGGTGAGTAGTGCTTCATCGATACCGTGTGCCGTCAGAATCTCGCGCCATCGGCCCCGGGCGCGTTCGAAGATGTTATCCGCTTGCGGCATTTTTCTGCATCCTCTTGGCGTAGCGAATGAGTTGGGACTTCATGTAGCTTCGCACCTCGAGAGACACCGCGCGCGGCAGGACATTGCGCCACGCCGTCGCCGGGTTGATACCGAACTTCCTTTTGTAGGCATGGTAGGCCATGCCGGGCTTCCTCCCGTTCTGCTCACACCAGCATACCATCTCCTCGTACCAGCGGCGCTTCTCGGCCACGGTCGGTTTGAGCGCCTTGGTCTTGCCGGTCTCGTCCAGTTCCATCAGACGGCCGTCGACGACTTCGAACTTCCGGCCCTCGGGCACGTGCTTGTACCCGCAGGCATGACACCTCGCGTCCATCATCAATGCCCCGCACTCCGGGCACTTGCCGCGGCGCTTGTTCTCGGCCCGGCTCGCCGGCGCCTCCGTGCGGTCCTCGTGGGAGAGCCGCCAGTCTACCTCATCGTCGATCCGCCCGACACGCAGGGTATTGCCGGCGTGGTCGATCACCCGGCCCTCGGTCTTGCCGGGGTAGGTGCGCATGATCCGCCCTATCTGCTGAAACCATAGCCGCAGGCTCGTGGTCGGTCGAAGCGAGATCGCGACCTCGGCGGATCGCTCGTCGAACCCCTCGGAGATCACACCAACCGAGACCAGGACGACGGTATCCTTGGCCTTGAACCGGCGGAAAATCCCGTCGCGCTCATCGTCTGGGGTCCTAGCCTCGATGTACTCTGCAGGTACTCCCGACGAGGAAAACATCTCGGCCACGTGAATGGCGTGCTTGACCGTCGACGTAAACACGACCGTCCGCGCCCCCTGGCCGATGCGCGCCCAGTGTTCGATAACCTCGCCCGTCAACTTGGCGTTTACATAGGCTTCCTCTATCGATGCGTCCGTGTAGTCACCGCCCGACTTTTTCAGGCCAGAGAGGTCCGGGGGATCCGGTACCCAGTACCGCAGCGGCACGAGGCGGCCGGCGGCGACCAACTCCTTCACGGTCGGGCCCTTGACCATCGTTTCGAAGATGTGGCCGAGCCCGCGGCCGCTCTTTCGCACCGGGGTTGCGGACAGGCCGATGATCCAGGCGCCGCGGTCGATGTAGTGCTGGATGATCGATTGCCAGCCGTCGGCGGTAGCGCCGTGGGATTCATCGACGACGACGACGCTGGCGCGCGGGAACATGATCCGCTCCTTTCTCGCGACCATCGTCTGCACGCTCGCCACGTGCACCGGCCAGTTGTGGTGGTATTCGTAACCGGCCATCAGGGGTTCCGCCGCGATACCAGCCTCGTCCTTGAGTCGCTCGACCGTCTGCTTCACGAGCTGACGACGGTTCGCCATGAACAGCACCGGGTTGCCCCGCTCGAGGGCGCCGCGCATGATGCTCGATGCCAGAATGGTCTTGCCGGACCCGCACGGCGACTGCACCAGCACCCGCCGCGCCCCGCGGGACACGGCCAGCCGGACCTCGTGGCGCAGCCGCTCCTGGTCGGGGTAGAGGGTCGGGCCTTCGCCGACGAGCGCGATTTCTGTCATTTCTCCTCCCGAATTTTCGACACTGGTGTCGATTTTTCGACGGCGCTCGCGTGCGTAGTGCCTGGGTTTAACTTGGGTGCTTTTTTCTTTCTCGCATCCAGGGAAAGGCTATCCTTTAGCCTCGGGGTATCGGAGGGAGAAGAAAGAAGCACGTTGTTAAACCAAGGCACTGTAGTGTGCCCCGCCCGGCCGAACCGCTGTCAAGTCGAAAATAACTGATGATCGCACACGAATCATCAACCTAGACCTGAAGGTACTCCGTAAGTCTATATTTTCCATAGCCCTTTTCTGCGACCCTGGCCGCGACTTTTCTTGCCGTGCGGATGGTCAATTGGCACCTTCCGGCCTCCACTTTTGATATGGTTCCCTGGGCCAATTCGACGATTTGTGACAGCTCCGCCTGGGTCATGGAGTGGCGGTTCCTGATCCGAACGAACGGATGGGGCTTCGGGGTTGCGGGTTTCGATTTCGCCATGGTATATTCCTCGTTATGCCTGAGTGGCATATCGTAACCGACCCTGACAAGAGGTGCAATACCATGAACGCATTGGTTCCACGGCGCGATTCCCGTCAGTCCGTGCTGGGCGAGCGCGCGCCCTCCCTGACGCCGGTGGGAAAGATCCGGCCCGGCATCCAGGTCCTCACCGCCGCCGCGGCCAACAACGAGCGGGCGGTCCATTACTACAATCTCGGAGTCGAGCGCGGCTATCCGTTCGGCTACATCGGCAGCCAGATCCAGAAGAAGCTCAAGCTCGAGCGCTGGCCGCTTCGCCCAGCCGAGACGCCGGAGTACCACGCCCGCGCCTGCGACTGGCGCGAGCGCCCGGACGTGCCGGGGATCCTGCTCGATATGTACGGCGAGACGAGGGAGGGCGACGAGCACAAGAAGCTCTACCGCTTCCCGGTCGTTTTCCCGTTCAACCACTGGCTGCAGAACATGCCACACGAGTACGCCTGCTGGTCTGGCGCCGGCGCGACCCAGGGCCGGGTAGGCTCCGGGACGAAGAAATACTTTTCCTCCTACGTCGACGGCACAAGGCTGTGCATGGCGCGCGGCAAGCTCGAGGTCGACCCCCGATCCAAGCGCCACATCCGCCCCGAGAGAGGCATCCCAAGGGTTCCCCGCCCCAACGACGACACTTACCAGTCCGGCGGACTGTGCGTCCCGGAGAAGTGCCCCGAGTTCCAGGCGAATCCCCAGTTGTGCCGGTTGTCGGGGCAACTGCTGTTCACGATCCCCGGCGTGCAGTCCGGCACCGGCATCGTCGCGGTGCCGACCACCAGCTTCTACGGGCTCGAGCAGGTTCGATCGCAACTGGAACTGGTCGAGGCCCTGCGCGGCAGCTGCGCCGGCACGATGGACGACGGACGGCCCCTGTTCTACCTGACGAAGCGGGAGCGGGCGGTGTCCCACATCAACCTCGAGACCGGCGAGAGCGAGAAGCGCAACCACTGGATCATCCACCTGGAGACCGCCTTCGACTTGTCCGGGGTGCGCCCGACCCTCCCCGCGCCGGACGACGAGGAACCATTCGGTGAAACCGATGAATTGGGCCCTCCAGATTCGGAAATTTCTGATGATGACTTCGACTTCGACGGGGGTGAGCAGTGAAGATCGCGCACTTGTCCGACCTGCATTACTGCCGGGAAAACCTCGAGGAAACCTCGCGCTGCGTCGACTACGCCGTTCAAGAGGCGGCGTCTATCGGTTGCGACGTCATGATCGTCAGCGGCGATTTGTTCGAACGCCGGCTCTCGGCCAACGATGAAGCCTACCTCGAGGCGCTGCTGGCGATCCGCAGGGCCTCGGAGCACTTCCCGGTGTTCATCCTCCAGGGCACGTACTCCCACGACGCACCGGGCCAGCTGCGGCCGTTCCGCTACATCAGCACCCGGCACCCGGTCTACGTGTTCGACGAGGAATCCGGCGTGGTGGTGCTCAGGGCAGACGGCCAGTGGGAGCTCGCAGGCACCACCGAGCACGACATATCCAACGTCCGCCTGGTCGTGTGCGCCCTGCCGCCCTTCAACAAGGCAAAGGCCGCGGCCATCGACGTTCGTTCGACAGAATCTGTCATTTACGCCGAACTATCAGAAATTATCGAACAGTTCGCGAACTGGGCGGACGCGGCGAAAGTGGCAAAGGTCCCGGTGGTCATGGTCTCCCACGGCACCGTGACGGGCTCGATCACCGAGCACGGAATCCCCATGGCCGGTACCGATCACGAATTCACCCAGGACATGCTCGCCAGGGCGCACTGCGACGTCCTGCTGGGTCACATCCATCAGCACCAGGTATTCGACCTCGGATCCCACAAGGCCGCCTACGCCGGCAGCATCGGCCGGTTCCATCACGGCGAGAAGGGCCAGAAGGGCTGGCTCCTGTGGGAGATCGGGCCGGTGTCGTCCGTCATGCAGCGGCCGACCCCGCACACCCTGTCCCTCGGCATCGAGTTGCACACCGTCGACGAGGTAGAGCGCCTGGCGCAGATCATGGACAAGGAGTACCACGACTACCTGATGCCGGACATGATGGGCCGAACGGTGGTGCGGCTACGTTTCCATGTCGACGAGGAGCACCGCGGGGCAGTGGATCTCGACGCCATCCGCGAGACGCTCTCGGGCTTCATGGACGTGAAAATCGAGCCGATCATTCACCCGGTGATCCGTACCCGGACACCCGGGATCAACAAGTCGGTGGACAGTCTTGAGCGCCTCACGCATTGGGCCAAGGCCGTCAACGAGGACGCGCCCGTTGCCCAACTGCAGATGCTCGAGAAGTATGAAACGGTTGAAGAAATCCTTTCCAAGGTATAAGGTGCGAGGGCCGGTGCACCAACACCGGCCCTCTGAGCACACTGAATCTGGAACGGAGATCAGCATGCCTGCTTTCAAAGATATCACTGGACAGCGTTTTGGTCGACTAGTTGTAGTCGGTTTTCTTGAGCGGCGCCGATCGTTTCGGTACTACACCTGCCGTTGCGATTGCGGAACCACCAAGGTAATAAGAAAAAGCAACCTCACTAGCGGAGCCACCAAATCATGTGGGTGCCTCCATAAGGACGTCATGAAAAACCGCGTCATACACGGGTTGTCATACTCCCGCGAGTACAGCATTTGGAAAAACATGATACAGAGATGCACGAACCCATGGAGCGCGGGATACCATCTATATGGCGGTCGTGGCATTACGGTGTGTAACGACTGGCGCGAGTCGTTTGAATCGTTTTACAGAGACATGGGGCGCTGCCCATCATCGACTCATTCTATTGACAGAATCAATCCGAACGGGGATTACTGTCCAGATAACTGCCGTTGGGCAACCCCCTATACTCAAGCGCACAATACGCGCATGAGCATTCGCAACCGCAGTGGATGCAAGGGGATATCGTGGTATCGGGCATATAACAAGTGGGCCGCCGAAATCAAGCGATACGGGCGCAAACACTTCCTTGGTTACTTTGATGACTGGTTTGAAGCCGTCTGCGCCAGAAAGTCCGCCGAACATAAATATCGCACGAGGTCACGCACATGAAACCACTCAAACTAAGACTATACAGATTCAAGGGTGTCAAAGCTGGACTTGGCATAGACGATATCACCATCGACATAGATCGCGCCCTCGGTGATTATCAACTCATCGCGTTGCGCGGACGCAACGGACAGGGCAAGTCGACGCTCATCGAAAGCATGCAACCCTATCGGCTAATGGCGTCTCGCGCGAGCGGCAATTCGCCGCGCTCATTCTCCTACTTCGGCGAGGTGTACCCAGAAAAGCGCGACCCGGCCATCAAGGAACTGCACTGGGAGCACAACGGCAAGCGTTACCGAAGCCTGATCTCCATCGCCGAGAAGTCCCAGCGCGCCTTCCTGTACGACGCCGACGACAACCCCGTGGAGATCAACGGCACGCTGTCAGACGGCAACACCGGTAGCTACGATGCGCTGGTCGAGGAAATCATGGGGCCGCCAGAATTGTTCTTCCTGGCCGCGTTCAGCGCCCAGTCGAAGGCGCCGGTCTCGTCGTACAAGGCGAGCGAGATCAAGTCGCTGATCGCCGATATGCTCTGCATCGGCCACTACGGCCAGATGCATGACAAGTGCAAGGCGGTGATCCGTGGCCTTGAGGGCCGACTCTCAGGATTCCAGGAGGGCGTGACCCGGCACGATACCCTCGCCGCGTCCATCAGCGCCGCGCGCGATGAGGCTCGCGAGCACGCCCGGTCCGTCCACACCCTGTCTCTGACACTGGAGCAGGCCATCGAGAAGGCCCGCGCCCTGTCCCGCCAGCGCGACGAACTGCGCGCCGAGGGCGAGAACCAGCGCGACCTCATGGCCGAGCGCGACCGGCTCCTGCAGCGAAAGGAGGACCTGCTGTCCCGCGCCAGGGAGCGCACCGAGGCCGAGCAGCGACGGTATCGGCAGGAGACGGAGTCCATCGACAAGGCCATCGCGGCCAACGCGAGCGCCCTGTCAACGGCCGAGGCGACCGTGCGACAGATCGGCGCCGACCTCGCCGCACGTCACAAGCAGCTCGAGGACCGCCCACGGCTCAAGGAGTCAGCGGACAGGCTCCCCGCCATGGCCGAGGCCGGCAAGCGCCTCGCCGAGAAGCTGGAGCAAGCCCGCACCTTCGACGAACTGGTCGCCAGGGTGAAAACCGAAAACGCCGAGATCGAGCGCAAGGCGGCCGCCCTGTCGGCAAGACTCGATCGGGCCGAGGACGCCGTGCAGCGGGCCGAGGCCGACGCCAGCCTCATCGACGATGTGCCCTGCGCCGGCATGGACATCAACGGCCAGTGCCAGCTTCTGGGCGCGGCACGGGAGAGCGCCACGAAGGCCGAGGCCCTGCGCGCCGAGGCGGCCGGCATCCGCGCGGAGATGGCTGAACTCCCCGGCCCAGCCGAGATCCCGGAGCGCATCCTGCCCCCGACGGCCGAGTTGACCGAGGCCCTGCAGAAGGCGCGCGACGAGTACGCAGTGGCGAAGCAGGACAAGGCGCTGCTGGATACCCTCGAGCAGGTCATGCTGGACGTGGCCGAACTGGAAAAGCGCAAGGCCGAGGCCACCGAGCGCCGGGACGTCTTGTCTGCGGAGGCCCAGGATCTCGCCCGGCAGAATCAGGCCATCACCCCGGCCCGCGACTACCTCGTCGAGGCCAAGGGCGAGGCCGACGACATGGACCGGCAGATCGAGGCACTCGGGATCACCGAGGACCTAGCCACCCGGATGAATGCGGTCGAGGCCACCATCACCGAGACCGAGGCCCTGTGCGAATCCCTGCGCAACCAGGTCGCCGAGGCCCGGAGCGCCGAGGCCGCGGCGACGGCCCGCGCCAAGGCGCTCTCCGGTGAGGCAGAGCAGTACGCCAAGGCCGCCGTCGATGCCAGAACCCTGTCCGACGAGATCGCGAACTGGCGGCTGTTGTCAAAGGCCCTGAGCCCGAACGGGATCATCGCCCTCGCCATCGACGACGCCGGACCGGACGTGTCGGCCCTCGCCAACGAAATCCTCCTTGAGTGCTGCGGTCCCCGTTTCTCCGTGGCCATCGAGACGCAACGGCGCACCCAGGACGGCGGACTGGCAGAGGACTTCGACATCCGGGTCATCGATGCCGACTCTGGCGAGTCCAAGTCCTTCCGCTCCATGTCGGGCGGAGAACGGGTCTGGATCAACGAGTCGATCGTCCGGGCGCTTGCCCTGTACCACGCGCAGAACTCGGGCAATTCGTTCCGGTGCCTTTTCTCCGACGAGTCCGACGGCGCTCTCGACCCGGAGCGCAAGATGCAATACCTGCAGATGAAGCGCAAGGTGCTCAGGCTGGGAGGATACGACCACGAGATTTTCATCTCGCACTCGCCGGCATTGTGGGACCTGGCCGACGTGGTGTACGACGTGGAGGATCTGGTGCAGTGACGAAGCGCCATGACTTCACGTGGACTTTCAGTGGTACGAAACAGATCGGCGATATCTGCTATGCGCACAGTTGGGCGCCGGACGAGATCGCGTCTGCAATAAGACGCTGCATCGAGTCAATCGAGACCTTTCTCCCGCTCGACCGATGGGACGAGCTCGACCTGTACGTGGTCAAGTGCGGCCCGATGCACAGGGTCGCAGTCGGCTGGAAGTGGACCCCGAAACGACCGAGGAAATTACATGCCAGATAACTATGCCCTTGAACGAGTCCGCCGCGACGTTAGCGACCTCCTGTATCGCGCGTCCAAGCACTTCAAGCCCGGTGCGCGCATGACAATCATCGCACGGCAACCAGGCAAACCGGAACAGGACTTCGTGCTGACCGACGACACCCTCGACGAGATCGCCGCGCTGGTCGAGCGGCGGAAGGAGGCGGGAGGGTGATCAAGTACATACGCCGCGGCTCAGAGCCACTGCTGCTCATTGCCTTGTGCGAAAACGACATTCACGAGTACCGCACGAAGGACGCCGAGACCGTGATCCCGCTGGACCACGGCACGTTCGATATCGGCGCCCGAGGTTCCCTGCACGTGCTCTACTCCCCGACGCCCAACGACCTGGCGACGGCACACACCGTCGTAGAGGGCCTCGACGCCGAGCCGAGCCGGTTCCTCGTGCGCCGGGTCGGCGCCAAGCGATTCGAAGTCAAGGTTGGACTCACCGAGTCACTGTTGCACGACCTTCGGGCCACCGGGATGCTCTACATGGACGTGAAGCAACTGCCCATCGACGGCGCCGTGGATTTTCGCCTCGTTGTGGTCTACGCCCGCACGAACGAGGAAAACATGCAGTACATCCGCGAGATACAACGTAGCGGCACCGTGATCGTGGATACGAGGAAGGTGCGCCATGGATGACGCCCTCCATCGGAATTTCAAGGATCGCCTTGAGCGAAGCGGCCCCGCCGTCCTCGCCGTCGCCAGGGCCCTGACCGCGAAGGGCTACCGGGTCGACGTGATACCCACGACCGTCGCTCCCACGCGGGACGACGCTCCGAAGCACTCGGACAACGGCGATCTGTACATCAAGAGCGCCGGTGATTCCTTCGGCGGCATGCACCGGATCGAGGTCAAGCACCGGCCCTCGACGAAGTTTACCAGCGCCGAGACGTGGGACTTCCCGGACGGCATCATGTACCTGATCGCGAAGGATCGATGGGACGCCATGGACCCGAAGGCGCGCGCCGTCGTCGTGGTCAACGGACCGATGACGCACATCGCAATCGCGATGGCGGGGGAACCATGGGAGGTTCGCAAGGTCCGGGACAACGAGCGCGGCCACGAATACGACTGCTACGTGTGTCACGTGCGATACGCGACTTTTCACAAGATCGGGAGATAGACATGACTACATCATTGCGCCGTCCGGTGGCGGCTAATTACCCGTACCCACCATTGCTCCGTAGCACGACCCATCCAGAAGGAGAGCGCCTGAGACAGGAATGGGACGCCGCCGTGAAAGTCCACCTCCAAGTCGTGGAACATCACCGCGTGCACGCTGACTGGCTGTGTCCGCTGCTTGGAGGACAGGCGTGCCTCGTCGACTGTGTCTGCTTCGAATGGGGCGGCCCCTACATTCACGGCTATTCGACCTCCGGGGACGGATACAGCATCAAGAGGGCGGAGCCGCATTGCGGCAACGCCATGTTCTTCGAACACACCGTGAGTCGCGACTGATGCCGTCGAACAACCGCCTGCTCGCCGCCCTGGAGCCGCACCTCGACACCATCGAGGCCGAGAACGAATGGGAGTACAACTTCGTCACGGACCTCATGGAGCGGCTCGAGTCCGGGAAGATCGAGAAACTCACCGACAAGCAGTTCCTTAAGCTCAACCAGATCCACAACAAGTACATCCTCGGGGTGGATCGATGACCATGCCCGGGCGCCGGTTTCTCCAACAGGGACGCGGGGTCGGTGGCCGGTTGCCCGGGCACCAGTAATGCCGAAGCGCATCCAGAGAAAGCGAGAGCGGGGATGGCGGCTGCCGGACAATGCGGTGGTAGTGACACGGCCGACGAAGTGGGGCAACCCCTTCCTCGACGACAAACGCTACCCGAACCTTGCCGTCGACCTGTTCCGCCTGTGGCTCACCGGCGACGACGACTGCGGCATGTCGCAGCGAAAAGCCGCCATTCTCGGCTCCCTTGACGAGTTGCGCGGCAAGGATATCTGCTGCTGGTGCAGCCTCGATCGGCCGTGCCACGGGGACGTGTTGCTCGACCTCGCCAATGTTGACAGTAATTCCTCGTTGGAATAGTATTGATGCCATGAAACTCACCGACCAGTACGCCGCCGTACAGCGCGAGATCAAGCAGCGGGAGCGCGTCTACCCGCGCCTCGTTGCCAAGGGGACGATGAGCCAGGCCAAGGCGGATCACGAACTCGCGGCCATGCGGGCGGTGCTGGTGACGGTTGAACAGGTGATGCTGCGAGGTATCAAGGAGCCCGACCATGACTGACGAACTGGCCCGCCTTGAGCGGGAGATCGCGGAGGCTGAAGCCCGCTTCCGCGTGATGTATCACTGCTCGATGAAGCGCGAATGGCTGACTGTCCCCGAATATCAACGCTACTTAAAGGCCGCCGATGAGTTGGGAAAAAGTCTCCGCTACCTCCAACTGCGCGGCCTGCTTGAGCGCCACCCCGAGAGGCCGGAGTTGGTGCGATTCGTGGAGAAAGAGCATGAGTGACCTGAAGCCTCCATGTGACTGTATCGAAAAGCTCGGCGGATGTTGGCGCGTCGTGGATTGCCAGTGCGGAAACAAAGACGACTACGGAGACGCCCGAGCGTGGTGTGCAGAACATAATCGCCCCGCCTCGGTGCCCCTGTCCGAACTCCCCGCGCTGGCCGACGAGTTTGGCCGCACGTTCGACGACATGGTCGAGGGCGGCGCCGCATATCTGTGGTCGATGGAGTTCAGCGAATGGCTCGCCAAGTGTTACAGAACAGAGCAGGAGCATCAATCATGAACAAGACCGAGAAAAAGCCGATGAGTGACCTCAAGCCCTGTCCGCGACGGTGCGTCGCATCTCCGCGTATATATTCGATAGCTCCGTTTATTAATGACGAGTGGAAGGCATACGTACATTGTCGTTGGGGCAACTGCTTTGTCGGTCCAACGCGAACTGCAGCCACAAAAGAAGAAGCAGAACGACTTGCTACTGATGCTTGGAACACCCGCCCCGCCTCGGTGCCGGTGGAGGCGCTGCGGAAGTTGGACGAGAGATTCGATTTCACCAACCCGGGAGCGACCTGGCGACGACTTCGTGAACTAATCGACCAAGCCGAGAGGCGGGAGGGATCATGATCACTATCACGTTACCGGAATGGATTGGCTGGCTGAGCGGACTTGTATTAGTGCTTTGCCTTGTCGGTTGGGGCCTTCGCGATTTTTGCTGGAGGGAGGGCGGCGATGGCTGACTCAACAACTACCGCGGCCAGTTCATGCCCACACGGCTACATGACGAACGACTCACGAGACCCGCGAAGCATCTGCCCGGAGTGCAGCCCGCAGTTGCGAGGGATTCTCTTGCCGCCTGAGCCCTGCCCCCACTGCGCCGCCAAGGACGCCGAGATAGCCGCCCTGCGCGAGCGGGTGGGGAGGGCGGAGGCTGCCCTCACGGAGATTGCTGGACTGGATTACACCCACGCGGCTACCAACGGGATGGGGCACACTGCGGTGATACTGGCACAGCGCATCCTGCGCGGGGAGAAATAGCATGGGCATGAGAGACGCATCACGCAGTGAATACCGACTGCTTGGCGAACGCGCGAACCACGAAGAAATCAAGATCGGCGCCCTCCAACGAATCGCCGACGCCACCGAGGTCATGGCGCGGAACTACCAGCAGTTGATCGACGAGCGCGATACGTTCAGGCGCTGGTACAGATCGGAGAAGGCAGACAACGAACGCCTCGCCCGCAGCAACGCCGCCCTGCGCGGGACGATCACCAAGCTCAAGCGGCGGATCGCGGAACTGCGCGGGGAGGGGGAGTGATGCTTTGCCCGAAAGACGGACGTAACTGTATGGACGACCTTTGCTACGGCGGGGGGTGTCTTGCTATGGACGGATACCCGATGTTGGGGGTGTGCGATTTCTGCGGCGGCTCCATCGATGAGGAAATACCAGACTGCGGCACCTGCTCTTGCGGTGACGATGACGCGTGGTACGTCCCTGACGAGGACCCCGCCGATGCCCGCTGAGCCCCGGCCCATATTCCTTGGCACGCACAAGTGGCCCGTCTTGGAAGTGCCAGTTACGCAACGGCAGGCGCGACAACTCGACCGTCTGTGGTATCTGTGCAGCCTCGGCGGCGCCCGCACTATATCCGACCCGCAAGGCGTCAAGATGCTCCAAGAGGGCCAGCGGGCGATCCTTGGATTCGACTGGCAAGACGAGTTCAGAAAGCATTACCCGGACTCGGCGCCAGCGTTCACGGTGTCCGTCGATGCTGCTGGAGCTGGCGAACCGTGACTGACTACCAACCCCGCTACGTCGCCTACGCCCGCGCCCACGGCAGGACACCGGACGAGCAGCTCGCCCACGACG